CTATCGCTCACCAATCTCCAAACCGGCAGCAGCGGCTATCGGTATCGCTGCTGGATGACCGCGAACCTGTCGCAGATTTTTTCGTCGGTGGCGACGCTGACTGTGAATCTGTCGTTCACCCCAGTGGCCGTTCTTCTCACCAGCGGCACCAGCTACACAGTGCCAAGCGGTGCGAGCAGCATGAAGGCGTGGGCGATTGGCGCGGGAGGTGGCCGTGCGGTAAACGACAGCGGCGGTGCTGGCGGCTGTGCGTACAAGACTTGGAGCGTGAGCGGAGGGCAGTCTGTCTCCTACGGCGTCGGTGCAATTTCCAGCACTAATAACGGCACCGGCGGAAACACCACGGTGACGCTTGGCGGAACAACAATCAGTGGTAACGGTGGCTCTTGCTCTTCCGTTGGGTACACAACTGTCAGCGGTACTGGCTACTACGCCAACGGCGGCTCATATTCTGGCGGCGACGGCGGCGCTGCTGGCGGCGCGGCGGCGTACAAGGTGACAGGATGGGGCGGCGGTGTCGGGGGGAATAGCAACAGCCCAACGGTTGCAAACAGGCTGCGACCAACGGACGTGTCTGGGCTATTTGCCGCCGTCTCGCTCGCGGGCGGAACGACTACGGAAACAGGTGCGGCAACCGGCGCGTTTGGGACAGGTGGTTTTTCTGACGAGTTCTCTGGACTGAAAAACGCCGGTCTCGGCGGCGGCGGTGCAATATCAGACGGCGGCACGGCGACTGCGGGAGGCGGCGTTGTAGTGCTGTATTTCGCATGAGTGACGTTCTTCGCGCCCCGGCGTGGTATTTCGGCGTGCAGGAAGTGTGGGAGTCGCTGCAATGAGCGTGATACAGACACAGCGCGGCACCGCAGCGGCACTGGCGGCGACCAATCCGGTGATCGCGGATGGGCAGATTGTCGTTGAAACGGACACGCGGCGGTTCAAGGTGGGCGACGGCAGTACCTTATGGAACTCGCTGGCGTATGCGACTCCGGAGGTTTCGCACACGCACACTGTCGCGCAGATCAGCGACATCGCGGCAGGCGTGAACGCCGCCGCACGCCTCTACCTCTGGTCGACATTCCGATAGGAGTTTTGAACGATGGCACTGAATCCAGTTTTTGCCGTGACGCCGCGCATCGCGTCCGTGAACATCGCAACCGCCAACACCAACCGAGACGGCAGCGGCACGGTCGCCACCTTGATTACGGGCAGCGCCGGTGGGACCAGAGTAGTTGAACTCGTAATCAAGGCGCGCGTCACCACAACCGCCGGTCAAGTGCGTGTGTTCCTGCACGATGGTACGTCCTTTTTTGCCTTCGACGAGATTGCCGTGGCGGCGGCGACGGTGTCGGCGACGGTGCAAGGCACGCGAGTCTCGACAACGTACAACAACCTTGTCCTGCCATCCGCGTCGTGGTCGGTGCGTGTCAGCACCGAGAAGGCGGAGTCCATCGACGTGATCGCGTTGGGTGCAGACCTGTGAACGTAGGCATATACACGTCCGGGTACTCCGCCGCTCTTATGCCCCGGCCGCTGCTTGGGCAGCCAACGCCGGTGCCGGTTCCCAGCAACCCCACGGCCAGCATCTCGTCTGCGCTCGCTCCGCTCACCGTGCCGTACATCGCGGCGTGGTGGGACGCCAGCGACGAGTCGACTGTGACGCTCAACGGCGGCAACATCAGCCAGATCATTGACAAGAGCGGCAGGGGGAATCACCTGACGCAAGCGACGGCAAACGCACAGCCGCTGTATGCGCGCAACGCCGTAAACGGGCGGAACGCGATGACGTACTCGACAACGAATCACCGGCTGGTCAACACCGCGATGACGATTGATAGGCCGTCGGTGTTCTCAGTGTTTCGTGTCCGCAGCGGCTACACTCTCGCCTTCAACGTGGCTCCGATTATCTGGGACAACTTCCAGCCCGCCAATCGGATCGTCCATTACCCAGCGGAAAACACAACGAACCTTGTGTTCTCAAGGGATGACGGTGCCGCCGGAAAGGTCGCCTCTCGGTCGATTGCGTTCGGCACGGTGTACGTCTCGTGTTGCAGGAGCGAGCAATCCGCCGGACACAGCGTGTTCGTCAACGGCGTCAAAGGAACAGACGCGACAGCCGGGACCACCGGCTTCAGCGGCATCTCCATCGGCAACATCAGAGGCAATCCGACCCCCGCATTCACGGCATATAACTTCGACGGTCAGTTATGCGAGTTTGTGGTATACGCGAATCGGCTGACCGACGCGCAGCGGGTCGTTGTCGAGCGGTATCTTGGTGCCAAGTGGGGAGTGACCGTCGCATGAGGTTCTTTCGGGCCACCGCCGACTCGTATGAAGCCATGCGGGCCGCGCTCGACGCAGCCTACGGCTATCCCAACGAGGAAACGCTGACGCAGACGGCAATCCCACCCGCGTCCGAGCTGCCAGCCGACGCTAACGGTCTGGTGTATCTAGCGGTTGACGAGGCGTACTGCGACTACGAATTGCCGCGGCGTCTTCTTGCCGAGGGCATCGCTGACGGCGCGGTCGAGGAACTCGACGTGGCCGCTTTCCGCGAGGCGTCCACGCTCTGATGCCACGCCGCGTACCAACGCACCGCCCCGCACCGAAGCAGCGTGTACGCCCCGCCGTCGAGCGCGCCAACGCGTACCAGCGTGGCTACTGCGACGCGTCGTGGTTCGCCACACGCAAAGCGGTGCTGGTGCGTGACAACTGGGAGTGCCGCGCGTGCGGCAAGCTGTGCGACGGCAAGCGTGAGGCGCACGTCGACCACGTCGTACCGAAGCGGATTGGCGGCACCGATGACTTGACGAACCTGCAAACCTTGTGCGTGCGGTGCCACTCGTCCAAGACCGTGGGCGGCGGCTGAAGCAAGTGCGCCCGCCCTGCCCGACACCGGGGGGGGTCAAAATCCCCACAGCCCCCACCTTACAAACCACGCGTTTCCCCCCGCCACGCGTGGCCGGGAGTTTTGCAGGGGGGGAAGCATAACCGCCTTTTTCGGTCTCCCAAAAGCAAAAAAGACCCTAAATAATAAGGAGTTTTTGGCATGAACATACGCAACCGCGTGCGTGAACTCAGGACGGTCCCCGCGTCCGACCTGCGTCCAAACCCCAAGAACTGGCGAACGCACCCCAAATCGCAGCAGGACGCGTTACGCGGGGTGCTGGCGGAGATCGGCATGGCCGACGCGGTGCTGGCCCGCGAGCTTGAGGACGGCTCCCTCATGCTCATCGACGGCCACCTCCGCGCCGAAACGGCGGCGGACGCGACCGTACCAGTTTTGGTACTCGACGTGAACGAGGCGGAGGCGGACAAGCTGCTCGCAACGCTCGACCCGTTGGCGGCGATGGCGGACAGCGACGCGGTGAAGCTGGACGAGTTGCTTCGCAGCGTGGATACGGGCAGCGAAGCGCTTCAGCAGATGCTCGCCAGCACCGCGGCGCAGGCTGGCTTGTACGACACGTCCAGAAGCGTTGACGAGGTGCAGCCCGTTGAGGCGAAGGGAGCGGACACCGACCGCGACTATGCGGCCAGTGCGATTCGTCAGGTCGTGCTTGTCTTTGAAAACGACCAGTACGAGGCGGTCGTGAACGCGCTTGGCGAACACGCAGAAAAGTTCGGGTTAGCGAACAACACGGAAGTCATTCTGCACCTCTTGGAAACCAATGGCTATGCGGTATCTCAGCGCGACCCCGCGTGACATTGACCCGCGAGCGCTTCAAAAGCGGTCCGCACAGGAGTCAGACTGCGACACGCTCGTCGCCGATGACTGCACCGTGCAGGTGAACGGCCAGACGAAGATCGTCTACATCGCGAGGCTGTCGCACCCCGAGGTGGAACGCGCGCGTGCTGCGGTTCAAGGCGTGAAGTATTCGACCAGCACGCGAACCAGCGGGCTTGTTTCCACCAGCAGGATTTTCGGCTACGCGCCGCGCAACACGCTGCGAGGGCATCCGTGCCGGGCCACGTCGATGGCGACTGATCACCCGCAAGAACACGCCGCGATCTGCAACGCTGCGCCAGCTGTGGACTCGTACTACCAGAAGTTCTTTTCAGAAACGCACGCGCATCATCGCGAAGTAGCGACGCGGGTGCGAGAGCAGTGGATGATCCCCGGCAGCGTCTTCACAAGTGGCATCGTCCACTACAACAACCCTCTCCAGTACCACTTCGACGCTGGCAACTTCTCGCAAGTCTGCTCCGCGATGATCGGTTTCCGCCACAACACGCAAGGCGGCCACCTCGCCTGCCCCGAGCTTGGCATCGCGTTTGAGATTGGCGACCGCTCGCTGATTCTTTTCGACGGGCAGAAGCTGCTGCATGGCGTCACGCCGATTAGGCGGCTGTCGGAGGACGCGTTCCGCTTCACCATCGTCTACTACTCGCTCAAGCAAATGTGGAACTGCGACACCGTGCGTGGCGAGGTGGATGCGTTGCGAGAGCGGCGGACGGCAACCGAGCGACGCAAAGCTGCACATGTCAAGAAAGACGAGGCGGGCCACACATGACAACAGCCGGACTGAAAACCATCAGCGTTGGTGGGATGCTGTTTGCCTCTCGCGGCAAGCAGGATGATGAAGTGTACCGGGAGGTTGTTGAGGCTCGCTGCTACGAAAAACCGCGGCTAGGGTTTTCTGTCGGGCAGGGAGAGCTTTGGCTGGACTGCGGTGCAAACGTGGGGGCGTTTGCTGTGTGGGCAGAAAAGCAATACGACGCAATCGTCGTTGGCTACGAAGCTTGCAGCGAAAACACGGCAATAGCCAAAGAAAATTTTAGGCTGAATGGCTGTCACTCAACCGTGACAACCGCATTCGTGACAGCGCGTGATAGCGGTGTCACGTCGGTCCAATTCAACCCGCGCACCCCAGCCCGATCATCACCGCGGTCGGCTGGCGTGCAACGCTTCGTAAGCAACCTGTCGCTCGCTTCCGAGATACACAAGCACACGCCGCAGGGAATCAAGCTGGACATCGAGGGCGGAGAGCTGCCGATCCTCGACGCAGGTTTTCCACTTGAAGGCGTGAGGGCATTGGCGATGGAGTACCACTTCCGGTTTGACAAAAGCTGCGGCAACGCGCGGCGAAGGATCGCTCCGTTGCTTTCGCATTTCAAGCACCACTCCGTGCCGAAAACAGTTTTCACAGAAGACGCGTGGCCAGCATGGCAAGACGCTTTGATGTATTTTTGGTCATAGGAGAAAACACTTATGGGCAAGCGCGGCCCGGCTCCGCAGCCGTCGATCCTCAAATACATTCGCGGCAACCCGAGCAAGGAAACGCTCAACGGCGACGAGCCGACGCCTGACATCGTTCCGCTCGACCTGCCGCAGCCGTCTACGCTCGACGGCAAGTCGGCTGAAGTGTGGCGCGACATCGTGCCAAGGCTGGCGAGGATGCGCGTGCTGACCGAGGCCGACGTACCGACGCTCACGCGGTACTGCATTGAAACGGCCCTCTACCTTGCGTGCTATGAGAAGGTGAAGATCGCGGGTGAGGAATACACGCACTGGGAGCCCGACCCCAACCGCACGGACGGCAAGCTGCGAATCAAATACACGCAGGTCGCGCCGTGGGCAACGCAGATGCACCGGCACCACGCCGCGATGCTGCGGATAGAGCAAGAGTTCGGCATGACGCCGAGCAGCCGGTCTCAGGTGACAACGAATGGAAGCCGAGCCGAAGCCGACCCGATTGCAGCCTTTGTCGCGAAGCGAGGCAATCAAGCAGGGGCTTGAGTTCTACTTCGACAGCCAGCGGGCGGAACACGTCCTGGCGTTCTTCCAAGATTGGCTGCGTCATTCCAAGGGACGCTTCGCCGGTCAGCCGTTCCACCTGCTGGAGTGGCAGCAGGAAATGCTCGCCGAGCTTTTCGGCTGGGCGCGTGTGGACAACGGCTTGCGCCGCTACCGCATGGCGTACATCAGCACCGCGAAGAAATCCGGCAAGTCTACGATCCTCGCCGGGATTGGCCTGTACCTCCTGCTGGCGGACGGCGAAGCCGGTGCCGAAATCTACGGCGCGGCAACGGACCGGGAGTCCGCCTCCATCGTGTTCCGTGAAGCGGCGTCGATGGTGCGTGCGTCCCCGCTGCTCTCCGCGGCGCTTGAGGTCGTGGACTCGCGCCGCACCATTGCCTACCGCAGCGCGGCGTCGTTCTACAGAGTCCTGTCCGCCGACGCGTTCCGCGCGGAGGGGTTGAATATCCACGGTCTGCTTTTTGACGAGCTGCACGCCCAGCGTGACCGTAGGCTTTTTGATTCGCTTCGCTACGGTGGTGCGGCGCGGGAGCAGCCGCTTCTCGTCAGCATCACAACGGCGGGCTACGACCGAGCGAGCATCTGCTACGAGCAGTACGCATACGCCAAGGCGGTGCAGAATGATTGGCGGCACGACCCGACGTTCTTCCCGTGCATCTACGAGGTTCCGGCGGAGGAAGATTGGAAGTCGCCCGACGCATGGCCCAAGGCGAATCCATCGTGGGGCGTGACCATCAACGAAGCGGACTTTGCCGCGGACTGCCGCGAGGCGCAGCAGTCTGTCAGCAAGGAGGGGTCGTTCCGCCGCTACCGCTTGAACCAGTGGACGAGCCAAGACACGCGGTGGATCAAAATGGAAACGTGGCAGGCGTGCAACTCGCAGCCTCCGCACGACCTCGTTGGCAGGGAGTGTTGGTGCGGGCTTGACCTTGCCAGCACGTATGACACGTCCGCCTTCGTTGCGTGCTTCCCCGCGGACGATGGATCGCTCGACGTGCTGTGTCGGTTTTGGATTCCATCCGACAACATGACCGAGCGCGAAAGACGGGACAAAGTGCCATTTTTACAATGGGCGAATGGAGGTTTCGTGTCCGCCACCAGCGGCAACGTGACCGACTACGACGTGATACGGCGCGACATCGTGGAGTTCGCCAGCACGCACAACGTCCGCAAGCTGGCGATTGACAGGTGGAACGCGACGCAGTTAGCGAACCAGCTACAGGGAGACGGCATCAACGTAGTGCAGTGGCAACAGGGTTTTGCCGGGATGAGCGCGCCTAGCAAGCTGCTGGAAACTTTGCTGTCCGCCGGGAAGATTCGGCACGGCGGCAACCCGGTGCTTCAGTGGATGGCTGGCAACGTGGCAATCCGGCAAAACGCCGACGGCCATATCCGCCCGGTGAAGCCAAAGGAAAACAGTCACGAACGGGTGGACGGCATCATCTCGCTGGTCATGGCACTTGGTGCATGGTCGGCGGAGGCAAAGGAACCGCCAGCACCGGCACCGGAAATCATTCTGCTATGAGCGACCAAATTATCTCCGCGGTGTGGGACGTGTCACCGGAACAGCGGTTCTTTGGGGCGCTGCTGGACGATGACTACGGCTTCGCACGCGGTGCGTCATCGGGCGTGCGGATTACTTCCGAGAACGCCTTCAAGACAACGGTCGTGATGGCGTGCGTGCGCGTCCTCGCGGAGACGGTTGCCAGCCTTCCGGTCCACGCGTACCAGCGGCTCGCAAGCGGCGGCAAGGACCGCTACCCCGGCTGGCTCGACACGCTGCTGTCTATCGCGCCAAACGCATGGATGACATCGTTTGAGTGGCGCGAGACTTCGATGATCCACCTTGGGCTGTACGGCAACTGCTATTCCGAAATCTGCCCCGGCCCGGCTGGCACCGTTGCCGAGCTTGTGCCGCTGCACCCCAGCCGCATGAAGGTGGAACGTATTGAGAACGGGCGGCTGCGGTACACGTACACCGAGCCGAGCGGTGCCAAGACGGTCTACAACCAAGACCAGATTTTTCACGTCCGCTGGATGAGCAACGACGGCATCGTCGGGCAGCTTCCGATTGAGCTTGGCAAGGAAGCCATCGGCTTGGCACGCGCCTGCGAGATGCACGGAGCAAGATATTTTGGCAACGGCGCGAGGCCCGGCATCGTGCTGGAGACCGATGGCAACCTTGCCGCCGAAGCGGCGGAGCGTCTGCGAGAGAACTGGGAGCGGATGCACCGCGGCCCCGACAAGTCGAGCAAGACGGCTGTCCTCACAGGCGGGCTGAAGGCGCATGAGCTTGGGTCGACCAACACGGACAGCCAGTTCCTTGAGGCGCGGCGTTTTCAAGTCGAGGAGATATGCAGGCTGTACCGCGTGCCGCCGCACATGGTGCAGGACTTGTCGCGAGCTACCTTCAGCAACATTGAACAGCAGAGCATCGACTTCACCCAAGGGTCGATCCTGCCTTGGCTGCGACGTTTTGAGGCGGCGTTCACCCGCGACCTCATCGCGCAGCCCGACAAGTATTTCGTGGAGTTCGACGTGCGTGGCCTGCTTCGCGGCGACGCCGCGGCCCGGTCGCAATACCTTTCCAGCATGATCGACCGCGGCGTGATGAGCGTGAACGAGGCCCGCGCGGCGGAGTCGCTCAACCCGGTGGAGGGCGGCGACCAGCATTTCTTCCCGCTCAACATGACCACCGTGGAGCGGATGGCGGCGGAGCCGGTTGCCCCGGCGGAGGAGGAGCAACCCACCGAGGAGTCGCCCGCGGAGGAATCGCAACCAGCGTCGGCACCGACCGGCACACCGGACACTGTGGAGCAGAACTTTGCCGCCGCCGCGTTGAACGGTGCGCAGATCACAAGCCTTCTGGAAGTGCTTGCGAACATTGCATCCGGTCTGCTCACGTCGGATGGTGCGAGCGCGGTGCTTGCCGCGTCGTTCCCGCAGCTATCGTCCCAACAGGTCAGTGCCATCATCGCCGGGGTCAAGGTGACCGCACCGGTGGTGCAGCCCGTCGCAGGAGTTCCCAATGCCGACCCAGCAACTTCTTGACCTTGGCGATCACGGCGCGCTGGAGCGCCGCTTCATCGTGACCGAGACGGCGGACGCCGCCGTGCCAATGCTTTCCGTGGAGACGCGGGCGGCAAAGAAGGAAGACGGCAGCGATGACGAATCCGCCGAGCCGCAGGAGTGGATTGTCGGGTACGCGGCACGCTTTGGCGTTGACTCGCTCGACCTTGGTGATTTCGTGGAGCGGATCGACCCCGGCGCGTTCTCACTGGTGTCAGAGCGGCGCGGACGCAAGACGCCGCTCATGACGCGTGCGCTTTTCAACCACGACCCCAACTACGTTCTTGGGCGGTTCCCCGAAACGCTCAAGCTGTCGGTAGACGAGGTCGGCCTGCGGTACGAGGTGCTTCCCCCCGCCGCGCATCGCGGGCTGGTCGAGTCCATCCGTCGAGGCGATATCCGCGGAAGCTCTTTCGCGTTCGTCATCGCGAAGGGTGGTGAGTCGTGGCACGTCGAGAACGGGCGGCATATCCGCACCGTGAACGCGGTGTCGGACCTCATGGACGTGGGTCCGGTGACCTACCCAGCGTACCCCGATGCCAGCGTGAGCGTGGCGCGTCGTTCGTTCGACGCACACACCCGCGTCCTCGCTGACCGCGGTAAGAAGATTGCCGAGGCTCAGAAGTTCGTCGCGGCCCGCGCTCAATACATGGAGTGGCTTGCTGCCAATGGCAAACGCTAAGAAGCAGACCGGCGACAACTGCGAGTGCGGTGGCGGGCGGCTGCGCACACGGTCCAGCCGGTCGTGCGGCGACTACCAGCTTCGCTATCTTCAGTGCCGCAAGTGCGGCGCGACGTGTCGCTGCGTCGTGAAGGCCGACGCCATCTGGCGTCGCAGCAGGTGAAGTGTTGTACCGTACAACACTGCACCCTCGCCCCGCGTGACTTCTCCGCGTAGGTTTGAGGGATCGGAGCAAGACGCTCCGCGTCCCCGCACTACATGGAGGTTCCCCGTGGCCGATCCCGTCCCCGCCGCCCCCGCCGATGACGTTGTTGCCGACGGCAAGCAGGTCAAGATGCTGCTTGACACGCTCGCCTCCGTTCTTGCGGAGATGGGCGTGCTGACCGACGAGGCGGACGAGGCCGCGGAGCCGATGCCCGAGGAGAAGTCGGCGAAGCTGGACGAGCTTTGCCAGCGTGCGGAGTCGATCAAGTCGCAGATTGAGCGGCTGCGGAAGATCGCCGCGAAGGAGCGCGAGCTTCGCGCGGTGCTGAACCGTGCGGCCCCGGCCCCCGTGTCCGCCATCGCCAAGGAAGAAGTTGTCGAAACCCCCGTCGAGGAGAAGCGGATGAGCGTCCCTGCCCTGCCCCGTGTCACGAACGTCCGTGGCTTCACCGGCCCCAACGCCGACGAGCGTGCCTACCGCGCGGGCATGTGGTACCGCGGCTACGTGTTCAACGACGCCGAGAGCCGTCGGTGGTGCAAGGATCACGGCGTCGAGGCCCGCGCTCAGTCCGAGAACTCCGCCACGCTGGGCGGCGCGCTGATCCCCGCCGAAGTGCTGGATCAGGTCATCGTGCTGGTGAACGAGTACGGGCAGTTCGCCCCCAACGTCCGCACCGTCACGATGAACAACGAGACGCTCGCGATCCCGCGGCGTGCCGGTGGTCTGACCACGTACTGGGTCAACGAGAACTCGACCGTGACCGACTCCGACGCTGCGTGGGATCGGGTCAACCTCGTTGCCAAGAAGCTGGCGGTGTCGAACCGTATGTCGAGCGAAATCCTCGCCGACAGCATCATCGACCTCGCCTCGTACATCACGGTTGAAATCGGTCGTGCTTTCGCCAAGACGATTGACGATTGCGGTTTCAACGGCACCGGTGCGGCTGGCTACGGCGGCATCACCGGACTCATCCCGGCCATCGCCGCGGTGAGCGGTGCCAAGGGCATCGTGCAGTCGGCCACCGCCACGTCGTTTGAGACGTTTTCGGTGCAGGACTTCGTGACCGCCCTCGCGGCACTCCCTCTCTACGCGAGGGCCAATGCCAAGTGGTTCGTGTCGCCCGCGGGTTTCGCCGCGTCGATGCAGCGGCTGGCCCTCACCAGCGGTTCGTCCACCGGCCTGTCCGGCGGCAACACGCAGGACAGCGTGCAGAACGCTCTTGGCCTGCGGTTCCTTGGCTACCCCGTCGTGCTGTGCAACATGATGGACAGCACCCTTGGCACCGACAACGCCAAGATCAAGGTGCTGTTCGGTGACCTTGAGCTTGCCGCGATCTACGGTGACCGCAAGGCCGTGAACATTCGCACCAGCACCGAGCGTTACGCGGAGCTGGATCAGACGCTCATGGTCGCCACGACCCGCCTGGACATCCAGGTGCATGGCGTCGGCTCCAACACCGAGGCCGGTGCCTACGTCGCGATGAAGACCAAGGCTGCTTCCTGAGCCACGGACGGCTGACGCGGGCAGGGATGCCCTCTGATTCTTCGCGGGGCGGACGGACGCAAATCCGCCCGCCCCGCGTTTCTTTCTGGAGTCTGCCGTGCCGTACAACAACCTCGTCTTCACGAATCTGTACCTTGGCGACACGGGTCGCAGGTACCGCTCGCTTGCTAGGATTACGCAGCCGGTGGTCGAGCCGGTGTCGCTGCGTCACCTCAAGGCGCATCTCCGCATTGAGCATGACGAGGAAGACGAGTACCTCACGTCGCTCATCTCCGCCGGGAGGTACTACGCGGAGGCCCGGTGCGACCGCTGCTTTGTTGACACGCAGCTTGAGATGCAGACGGACACGTTTCCGGCTGCGATTGAGTTCCCACTGCCAATGCCGCCGTTCAGCCCGACGCCGGGCAGGCAGGCGATTGAGGTGAGCTACCTCAACGATGGAATGGTGCGGCTCACGATGACTGAAACGGAGCCAGCCATCGCGTCCAATCCCGGTACGTTCCTCGCGCAGCGTTTCAGCACGCCCGCGGTGTTGACCCCAGCGGTGAACGGGTACTGGCCGGTGACGGGTCCGGTGCGGTCAGCGGTCACGGTGCGGTGGTGGGCGGGGTACGGAGCCGACGCGACGGCTGTGCCGAAGGGTATCGTCCACGCGATCTTGATGCTGGCGGCGCATTGGTACAACAACCGCGAGGCGGTCATGACCGGCTCCGCCGTTGCGACCGCCACGGTGCCGATGGGGGTGGACGAACTGCTTGCCGTTCATGGCTGGGGGTCTTACGCATGAGTGAATTGACCACGCGCATTTCGCTGGCGCTCACGTCGCACCTGCGCACGGACGGCGAATTCGACTCGCTGCTTGTGTACCCGGCTTCGTTTGAGCGGCTGCTCACGCACGGCACCGGCGGCTATCAGTGCCAGAAGGTGTACGCCGACTCCGGTGTCGTTGTCACTGGCGGAAAGGCGGTCGACCTGTCCGCCGCCGGTTTTACGTCCGTAAAGGTTTTCCTGTTGCAAAACCTGTCCGACCCCGCGGGGCAGACCGGCGGCACCGTAACGGTGTCCGGCGGCGTGTCCGCACCGTGGGCGGCACGCGTTGCAACGGTGGGCCGCGGTCAGGTGGACTTCGCGTCCAACGACTACACGGGCTGGGCGGTGACCGGCACGGCGAAAAACATCGTCATCGGCGGCACCGCCGGAACCAGCTACAAGCTCATCCTGCTGGGAACCTAGCCATGTGGTTTGCCGGTGACTTGAAGCGGCGCGTCGTGATTGAGCAGCCGCGAGAGGCGGTCAACGCGCTTGGCGAAACGACGCTTACGTGGGTCGTGTATGCCACGACGTGGGCGTCTGTCGAGGGCTTGAACGCTCGCGAGATTGTGCAGAGCGGACGGCAGCAGTCGGTCATCTCGTACAAGGTGCGGATGCGACGCGTACCGGGCATCACGACGCGCATGCGGCTGCGATGGAACGGCGGCGTGCTGAACGTGCAAAGCGTGCTGTACCGCGGGCCGCAGCTTGAGGACATCGAACTGCTTTGCGCCGAGGAGGCCGACTGATGGCTGGCTTCCTTGGCGATAAATCCAACTCCATGAAGGTGGAGGGGATTGAGCTTGTGATGGATGCCATCCGGCGTCTGCCCAACATCGTCACAAGCAAGCATCTCTACAAGGCGATGGGCAACGCGCTCAAGCCGATGGAGAACGAGCTGCGCGCACTGACGCCGCAAGGCCCGACCGGCAACCTCTACAACGCCGTCGGCTCACGGGTGCGCAAGTACGGCGGTGCCGCTGGCGGCGTGGTGTTTGGCGTGGTCGGCTACAAGCGTGCCGTCAGCAAACAGACCGGCGACAACAAGGGGTTCCACTCGCACTGGATAGAGTTTGGCACCGAGGACCGCACGCCCAAGAACTCGCGGATTCTTTCGTCGCTGGCGTTGTCGGAAAACTACACGCCCCCCGGCTGGAAGTTCGCGTGGCCGATGGTTACGCGAAAGGCCCGCGGTCTACGCGGCTATCACCCGCTGGGCCGGGCGTTCTCGACCACGTCGAAAGAGTGCGCGGACAAGCTGGCCGCGGAACTGGAGCTTGCGCTCGACCGTGCCATAGACGAGGCCCGCGTCAGAGGGCTTGAGTGATGCTGAAAAACATCGTCGAGAAGTTTGTCCACTGGCTGCTCACGACCGACCCGCGGTCCGCGTATCACCTTGGGCATCGCGTCTATCCGGTGCTTGCACCGCAGGGCGCAACCAAGGCGGGTGCGGACGGCATCAGCACGTTCGCCGTGTACCGGCGGCTGTCCACCGACCGCGACACCGTTGACCTGACCGGGCTGACAAACACCAGCCACGTAGAGCTACAGGTCGAGTGCTACGCGGACACCTACGTCGCGGTACGCGAAGCTGGCAGCGCCGTTTTTGACGTGCTGGCTTCATACACGGGCGACGCCTACGGAAGTAAAATACTAAGTGTGGTGCAGTCGGCGGAGTCCGACGAGGTTGCCATGCCGGTCGACGGCAAGGCGACTCCCATATACGCACTGTCGCAGACGTTTTCGATTCGGCTGACCGAGTAGCAACAGGAGGGCAAGGATGCCCGGCACAAGCACAGTTGTTTCTTCGCAGGGCAGCGTCGGCTTTACGTTCGCCGGGCTGACGGGAAAGATCACCGCCATCGACGTTTCGGCGAGCGCGCCGCAGACCGACGTGTCGCATCTTGGCGTTGCGGCGAAGCAGCGTCGGCTGTTCAAGAAAGCGCCGCTGTCAGACAGCCCCGAGGTGAAGGTTGACTTCATCGGCGACGGCCTGCCGACCGTTGGCGAGAAAGGCAGCTTCACGCTGACCGGCAATTTCGGCAGCACCAAGGCCGGTGAATGCACGCAAGCAATCTGCACGCAAGCCAGCGTGAAGGCCGCGGTCGGAGACCTCATCAAAGGCAGTGCCACCTTCAAGCTCAGCAAGGAGTAGTTGAACGATGCCCACCAACACAATCGCAACGTCGCAGGGTGCCACGCTGTCGTTCGGCGGCACCATCGGCCATATCACCGGCATCGACGTGAGCCGCGCGGGCGGCACCATCGACGTGAGCGACCTGTCGCTTGATGACGGCGACCCGCGGTCCTACGAACCGGCGCAGCTGCTCGACGGCGACGAGGTCAAGGTGGAGGCGCTCTACTCCACCGCGGAGAGCTATCCTGCGGTCGGCGACGAGGACACCCTCACTACGTCTGTCGGCGGCATCACCGGCACGGCCATCGTGACGGCGGTCAGCGTCAAGTACGCGGTCGGCGAGGTCGTGAAGCTCTCGCTCACGTTCAAGCTTGGCGGCACGCTCGACTGAACCGTTGGGGGTGACGCCGTGTTGATTTCTGCGCAAGGCGTCACCGCAACTTTCAACGGCGGCAATCTAGGCAAGGTCACCGACATCGACGGTGACTTCAACACGTCGCTCAAGGAAATCCGCCCGCTCGCAAACAACAACGACGAAGCGGGACGGTATCTGTCGGTCTACGAAAAGACCCTCTGCGACCACGTCGTGACTCTGTCCGCGTTTGCGGAGGAGTTCTCCAGCGACAACGTGGGTGCGTCCGGCACGCTGCTCATTTCGGGCAGCAACTGGTCGTTGACGTTTCCCTCAGCGGTCTTGGAGAAACTCAAGGTCACGGCGAAGGTCGGTGACTATTTACGTGTGTCCTACACTTTTCGCAGATCGTTTGAGTGACACATACCAAGGAGGCTTCCATGCCGCTGACCAAAGAGCAGATTCTCGCCGCCAACGACCGTTCGACCAAAGAGGTTGCCGTCCCCGAGTGGGGCGACACCGTGCTGCTTCGCGTGATGAGCGGCACCGAGCGCGAATCGTTTGAGCGCGAGTGGCAGTCCACGGAAGACAAGCTGCTGCCGCAGTACCGGCTCAAGATGCTTCGCCGCTGCCTGTGCGACGCCGACGGCGCATCGCTGTTTAGCGACGCCGAGCTTTGCGCGCTTGGCGAGAAGTCGGCGCTTGTCATCGAACGTCTGTTCCGTGAGTGCATGAGGATGAACGGCTTTGAGGCTGGCAACTTGGAGGACGCGGCAAAAAACTAGACCGCCCTCCGAGGGAGGGCCACGTCTCGCGCAAGTTCTACTTTCGTCTCGCTCTCGCGTTGGGCTGCACGGTCAAAGAACTGCTGCAACGCTGCGACGCTGCGGAGTTGGCGGAGTGGCAGGCGTACTACATACACGAACCGTGGGGGCAGTCGTGGCGGCAGACCGCAACGATTGCCAGCGTCGTGGCGTGGTCCGCCGGTGCAAAAGACGTGGACGAAAGAAACTTTTTGCCGTGCTACTACGAGCGGCCAATGTCGCCGGATGACATTCAACGCGAGCTTATGAAGCTGGGCGGGTTGTTCAAGAAGACAGAGGGCGGCGATGGCTGACGCAATCGGTTCCGTTCGCGCCACGTTCACCGCCTCCGCCGCGGGTCTGCTTGGTGCCATTGGGCAGTCGGTGTCCGGCTTTGGGCAGTTCGCGGCGTCGGCCAAGCGTACCGCCGCGCAGCAGGCCGACTTCCAAACCAAGATGGCGGCGTTGTCCGCTGGCATGGCCGACGGCAGCGTGTCCGTGGAGGACTACGCGACCGCTTACACGCGGCTCCAGACGCGGTTCAAGGGAGCGGTGTCGGAGGCCGACCGCATCAAGGCGGGGCTTGATGCCTTGCGAGGCTCGCAGGCCGCGGCGTCAATGTCGGCGGAGCAATACGCCGAGGCCGAGGCGCAGGTGGTCGCGTCCGCAAAGGCGGCGACGCCAGCGTTGGAGAAGCTCAAGAACGAATTGTCGCAGAACAAAGCGGACTTTTTTGCCGGGAAGATTTCCGTCGAGGAGTACCGCGACGCCATCGCGAGGCTTCCCGGCGCGATCAACGGGTCGGAAACGGATCAGCAGGCGTTCAACCGCGTGCTGCAAGAAACCCGCGGCGTCATGGCGGAGATGGAAGCGCCGACTGCCAAGTACGAAAAGCAACTCGCCACGCTGGATGACGCGCTCCAGCGAGGCATCATCGACGATCAGCAGTACGCCGCCGCGACAAAGAACGTGCAAGACGCGATGGCGGCGGCGGACCCCGCTGCGAAGGCGCTTGCCGACGCGATGGCACGCGGCAGGGCGGTCACGGAAGCCAACCTCACCGCGACAGAGAAGTACGACGCGGAGGTGGCGGGACTCCGCGACCTGCTGGCGCAGGGTGCAATCTCGCAGGAGACGTTCACCCGCGCGGTCGCAGCTGCTAACCCCGAGACAAAGAAGCTTGCCGAGGCGATGGAGCGAGGCAAGGCGGTCACCGAGGCCAACCTCACCGCGACAGAGAAGTACGACGCCGAGCTTGCCGACCTGCGTGGGCTGCTGGCGCAGGGTGCAATCTCGCAGGAGACGTTCACCCGCGCGGTCGCAGCTGCTAACCCCGAGACGAAGAAACTCGCCGAGGCGATGGAGCGTGGCAAGCAGATCACGGAGTCCAACCGCACCGCAACCGAAAAGTACGAAGCCGAGCTTGCCGACCTGCGTGGGCTGCTGGCACAGGGTGCAATCTCGCAGGAGACGTTTGCACGCGCCAGCGGGAAGGCAGAAGACGCGCTCAAGGCGTCGGACAAAGGCTCCAAAGAGTTTGCAGACGGAATGTCCGCACTGCCCGGTCCCATCGGTGCGGCGGCGCGTGCGCTCAACTCGTTCGGCGGCGGGTTGCAGAACGTCATCAAGGGGTTCAGCGGTGGCCCGATTGCTGGCTTGAAGGGAATGTTTAGCGGCGTCGGCGAGGGGCTATCCAACGCCGTCTCGTCGGGCGGAGCCTCGCTTGCCGGGATCGCACCGCAGCTTGCCGTGATTGGCACCGTGGCGGCGGGAACGGTCGCCGCCGTGGTCAGGCTGACCGGCGCGCTTGGTGCGGTCGGCGCAGAGGTCGAGCGAACGCAGCAGCTTGCAACGCGGTTGGGCGTTTCGTTCCAGGAATACGAGACGCTCAAGGTCGCGGCGTCGAACGCTGGCGTTGAGGTGGAGTCGCTCGCCGGTGCGCAGACAAAGTTCCTCAAAGCGGTCAGCGAGGCACGCGGCGGCGCGAAGGAGCAGGCCGCGGCGTTTGCCGCCATCGGCATCTCGCAGCAAGAGATTGAAACAACCAACCCCAACGAACTGCTTGAGCAAGCCGCCAAGAAACTCAACGCCATCGAAGACCCGGCCACCCGCGCGGCGTTGGCGATAAAGTTGTTCGGCAAGAGCGGCAACGACGTGTTGCCCGCGCTTGCCGGGATTGAAGAAACACGCAACAGCATGGCAAAGCTTGGCGGCACCATGAGCCAAGTTGACGTGAGCCGTTTCTCCAAACTGGATGACGCGTTCGACAAAGTTGGCGTTGCCAGTGCGCGGCTTGGCACAACGCTACTCGCGCCTTTCACGGAGCTTTTTTCTCGCGTTGCCAACGGGCTGGCGGCGACCGTCGGCGGCCTGTCCAAGGCGTTCGCCCCGATTGGAAACATCTTTGCCGAGATTGGCGGGGCCGCTGGCCTGTTTGTTGAGCGCATCGGCGAGGGGGTGGGGTTAGCTGGTCGCCTTGTCGGCGCTTTGCTTCAGTTGAGTGGCGTGAGCGCCATCGCCGCGGCTATCGGCGCGCAGGTGGATATGCTCTCCAACGCTTTCTCCGCGGTGGATTCCTTCATTGAGCCGCTGATCGCTGGCCTTGAGCAGGTTGCCGAGTTCGTGAGTGGCAACATCACCCGCGGCATCACCGCCATCTACACGATTTTTGGCAACCTCGTCTCGTCTGCGATTGAGTGGGTGTCGCAGAGCGGCGTGCTGTCGGCGTTGTTTGGCTCGCTGGCTGGCGGTGCCAACATGATCTACGAGGCGTTCAAGAGCGTCGGCGGGTGGGTGTCCTACGTTGTCGAGCAGCTTGAGGCTTGGGCGGGCATTGAACCGCCGAAAACCACGTCTCCCGCCGACAAGGAAGCTATTGAAGCGCAGATGAAGGCGAAGGAGGACGCCGAGAAGGCGGAGGCCGACCGCCAGAAAAAGGCGGAGGACCGCGCCAAGACGATCAAGGAAGACCTGCTGTCACCATACGAGAAGATGCAGGAGAAGATTGCGGAGGTCAACGACTTGGAGCAGCGTGGTCTGCTCACCGCCGAGCAGCGCGCCGCCGCGGAGGCGAAGGTGCGCGACGAGTTTGCGAAGCAAGACCCGCTCGCACAGAGCGCCGCCAAGTACGCGGAGGAGCAAAAGAAGGCGTCCGCCGACATCTCAAAGGAAATCGAAAAGTCCGCCAAGGCTGGCAAAGACCTTGGTGCCGCCGGTCAGGATGCACGCGACCAGTTCGCATCCGCCGCGGGCGCGATCAAAGACAAGCTCGACAAGGGACTCATCGACCCCGAGGAAGCACGCAAGCAAATGTCGGAAGCCGCCGATGCGATGAACGAGGAACTGAAACGCGTCGGCGAGGACTTGGATTTCGCCAAGAAGATTCGCGAGGGACTCCAGACGGAGGGGCAAAAGGTCGCCGCCGAGATCAAAAAGATTGACGAGAACAAATCGCTGACAGAGGAGGAAAAGGACGCGGCGAAAAAGCAGGTGCGTGACAAGTTGAAGGAGTCGCTGCCCGGTGGCGGCGAGGAGACGCTTGCCGACAAGTTCAACAAGGACCGCCAGAAATTGCAGGACGCGTTCGACAACGGCGTCATAGATTCCGACGAACTTGAAAAGCGCACCGGCGAACTAAAGAAGAAACTCACCGAGTCGCTTCCCGGCAAAGCAGAGCAGGACGCGTCCGACAAGTTCCGCGAGGCGCAGGAAGAACTGCGAGACGCTGTCGACGCCGGGATCATTGACCCCGAGCAGTTCAAGGAGCGGATGGGCAACCTGCGGAGTGAGCTTGAGGACTCCGTCGCGGACGAGAAGGACAAGCGCGAAAGAAACGCGGGACCGGACCGCCGCGCCAACCAAGCCGTTGACGTGAACAGCAGCGAGGGGGCCAGCACGTTCTTCCGTCTGCTCCGCGGACAAGATGACCCGACAAAGAAGCAGCTCAAGGAAATGGAAAAGCAAACGCGACTGCTTGCCAAGGTCGCGGATGACTTGGCCGACACGGAGGTCATCGACATATGAGCGTCACAGCCGTTCGCGAGATCATCGACAACCGCGGTGCCTCGCAGAAGTTTGGCGAGAACGTGAAGGTGAAGCGTGCCTTCATGGTCACGGTGGACGATGCCACGACCCCGGTCACGGACATATCGGATGCGTGCGGTATCGGGTGGCTTGACCAGCACCCCGACTTTTCCGCCGTTGTCTGCACGGACATCTCGACGGCGAACGACGGCGACCCACTGCACTACAAGGTCGAATTCAACTACGACATTCTCAGGCCCGAGGACAAGGAGGCCGGTCCGACAGCGATGCCCTGGCAGCGACCGGACAAGTTTTCGTTCAACGGCGCGCTGACATCAGTCCCGGCAATCGTCCACTACAACAACGGACTTTCCTCGCCGCAGTTGATTGTGAACTCCGCGGGCGACCCGCTTGAAGGCGCGACGCGTGACCAAGCCGAGTGGCGCATCCAAATAAACGGCGCACGGCAGGCGTTTCCCAAGTCGCTTGCCATGAACTACATCAACGCGGTCAACAGCGATTCGTGGAGCGGATTCCCGGCAAGGACGCTCAAGGTGCAAGGGTTGTCTGGTCAGCGTGAGGTGGAGCAAATCAACAACACCGAGGTCGCGTACTGGTCAATCTCAGTTGACATCGCGTACCGGCCAGAGGGCTGGGAGTTGCAATTGTGGGACGTGGGCTACAACGAAATCGTCGGCGGGCAACGTCAAAAAATTCTCGACAAGCTGCGTGAGCCGGTCAGCGATCCGGTGGCGTTGTCGGGCGGGTCGGCAAAGTCGGCTGGGTCGCCGCCCGATATGCTCACCTTCAAGATTTACCGGGAGGCGTCCTTCGCGGGGATTTTCCCGACGCTGCCGTCATGAGCCGTGAGAAACGCGTCACGTTCACGCAGGATGCCGCCAAGCAGATTGCCGACGTTGTCAGGCAATCCGGCGACACGCACCGACGGCAGGGTGCGATGCAGGGCGGTAACAACTCGCAGGCCGCGCCGCACTACTTGAGCAAGACCACGACGGCGTGGGACAAGGGCAGCAGCCAGACGTTGACCATCTGGAGCGGCACCCCCGGCAGCGAGGCCGCGGCCAGCGGGCAGACCGTCACGGCGTGGAACAAGTTTTCCAAAATCAAGGCGGGCAAGTGGGTGATGCTTGCCAGATGCAATGGCGGGTTTTATGTCATCAGTGCGGAGTGCTAGATGATCGACGCCGCCGACCCGCTCTCCGCTCTCATCTGGTGCGTGTTCATTCTTGCCGCGGGAATGTACCCGCTGGGGATCATCCTGCCGTGCAGCACATGCTGCGGCGGCGGCGGATGCCCGACGCCGATTGACTTCCTCCGGTGCGTTCGGATTGAAGACCCCGACCCCGAAGAGGTTGAGACAACCTTCCCGGCGGGAACGTCGAACATTCCGCAGCCCATGCACGGATGGTCGGTTCCAATCAAACGCATCACGGACATTGGTGCGCATCGCGTTGCCACCAAGTACGCGATCGCGGGTCGCGTCACGGTCTTGGGCGCAAACGCAATGTCGAGCGGCGAAACGTCCACCGCTGTCTACAAGCTGCACCTGTTTGAGCAAAACGGATCGCACGGCAAGGGCATTGGTGAGATTCGCGTCACGCTACGCGGCGTGACGCGACCGATGACGTGGGAGCGTTTCTACGGCGGAAAACAGTATGCGTACCTGGGGTTGTATGAGGGACCGGTCCAATGGGAGTACGACGCCAGCAGCAACCAAGACAGCACGACGGCAACAGTGTCAGCGGAGGTGGTCGAGTGCAACGTGGTGTCCGGTGCGGAGTGGTTGAGCGGCTCGACGGCAACTGCCTCCGCGCTCCGTTCGATGATGACCGTCGCGGTCATCCCGCGTTTTTACATCTACATCGGCTTCCGTGCCGTGTTCACCGCCACCTCCTCGCTGTTCAACTATGTCCCAGCGACAAAGAGCGTGGAGCTTGAGTACGTCATCCGCCACTCGCGAGGCGGGCTGCATCTCTACAAACGGCTTCGCGTCATGGTCTACAAGTATGCGACCGGGACGATAACGGAAATACCATCGGGCGGTCTGCCGCCGCTTTCGCTCCCTCCCGCTGGGCAATACGCGGACTCCACGATTGGCACCTGCTCCACGACCTACGGCGAAGACCCTGCAAGCACACCGGCGTATCCGATCAAGACGGTGGAGCTATGCAGCTTGCAGGCGGGGCAGACAATCGTCATGCCGACGATTGAGTACGGCATGGCGGGTGATGATTTTTTGAAGCGAGGTTTTTCGTGCGAGGTGACGCCGGGCAATTATCTCAGCGGTTCGTTCTTTGGGTATTCCAATGCTTGGCTGTGGCCTAACTCATCGCAGTACGGCGAGGCGGATTGGGAGTTCGCCCTTGACGATTACGTCCAAGCGTCCGACTTGAAATACATCATGCGGTTCCGGGTACCTGACGCCACCAACCGCATCGCGTCGGAGTGGAACTTCAATCACGACGAGGTGGCCGCTTTCCTCAACGGCGAGCCGCTGGAAATCGAGATGCAGAATTACTACGCATACCCGATTGGCTTGTACCCCACGCCATCCCCCGAGACAACAACAAGGCTTGTCTCCATCACGCCGCCGAATCAGTTCTGCGGCGTCGGCCTATGCGATGCAGGCTATGTCGGTGGCTCGATGCTGTACGATCCGTACAGCCAAGCTACGAGCTTCGCGGTTTCGGAAGTTGTTCCCAACACGGTGACGTACACGTCTGCGTTGCCGCGGGCAACGTGGACGGAGACAAACGAAAAAGGGAGTGTGCAGGCGACGAACTACTGCACCGGCTCGGACGAGCCTTACGTCATCCACCTGCGAAGATCGTCTCGATTTTTGTCCTATTACTCTTGCGGCTACTACGGAGCGCTTGCGACGTGCGACGGGGTGAACGCGGCAAGGGGAGATTACTTCGCCCCATACAACGACAACACAACGGCAAGCGGAGCCTCACCTTACGCAAACGCGTATTGGTTTTTTTGCGGTGACCTGTTGTGGGCAATCGAAAACGGGCCGTGCCGGGAGACGATCACGATTGAGGGTCGGCTGTACGAGGCGGGCGGTTTTTCGTCAGGGACGTATGAGCTTGGCGGCGACGATAACGCATCGGCCAACGGCCCGCGTTGCGCCGTTGGCTGGCCGACGAAGGGGGTCTGCCCACCAGCGGACATGACAGTCAGCGTCCCCGGCGGAGACGTGTACGATCTTCGTTGCAACAAGATCGGCACGTTCGACGGCGGCGACGTGGTTTGCCAGCCAAGCACGGTGACGTGTACGGCTGAGATTTACATTGGCATCGCACCTGTTTCTGCCCGCGTCTCCGGTTACATCGGTTCCGGCGGTTTGCTAGTCTTCGCAGGGCGGCGTCGCACAAATTGGTGCAGCTCGTGGCAGCTTGCCGGTAGCTTTGAGTCAAACAACAGCGGTGCCGGGTGGTATGTTACGGTAAGCGGTGGTTTCGTGTACGGCACCCTTGGATGCGTCGCAGCAAGTTGTACCGATGGAAAAAACATCTACGCGCTGCCGGGTGTTGCGGGGACGTATACGACGTGCGTGACGTTATCTCTTGGCGAAATAGGCGACCCGTCGGAGGACACGACGGCGACCGCCGACCCACAGGAAGCGACGGTCCCGGCAGATGGCGGGCAGCTTTCCGTCACTTTCTGCTGCCCGGAGGTCACCCGCAATTACACGTTTGGTGAACACAACAGCAGGTTTGACAGGTACATCATGCTGCCGCTGTACGGCGCGACAACATACGTCACGCAAGAGGGCCGGGGCGAATCGTACTGCCCGTTCGACATCGCGTGGCACCGACTGTATTTCATTGGCGAGGAACCGCAACAGTCGTGGTCGCCGCTGGTGGCACCAACAGTACGATCCTATTCCGACGGCCAAATGTGGCAGCTGCACGGATACGTTGGCTCGCCAATTTACATTCGCAAGCAATGCCCACTCTACGGAGCCGTGTGGCACCTTGAGTCGCCGCCCTGCGAGTGGACAATCTCGCGCACCGGCACTTGGTTCACGGCGGAGAAAACCGAGGACGGCTTGATAAAGGTGCTGGCGACGGAAGACCCGCCGACGCCAACCACCGAAGGCACGATCACGATCACGTCGGGGGACAACACGCAAACCGTGCAGGTGAAAATATGGGGGAGCTAGACGAACCAATGTGCGACTTCAACGCGGAGTCGCTGCGATGCACGCGGTGCGGATACCTTGCCAAGCGACTGCCAACGTACCGCGTGTGCCGCACCATCCCCGAGATGGCACGCAAGATCGCCTCCGACACGGCGACCAAGCGTGTCACGGTGCCGCCGCTCAAGATCGGCACCGCGGTTGCCAACGGGCTGGCGGCGGTCGGCATCACCAAGGAGCGTGTGCAAGCGATCACGGGCAAGGATTGCGGGTGCGCCAAACGGCAGAACGCACTCGACGCCGCCGGTGCCGTCGTGTCCGGCGTCGTGGAGCGAGGCGTCAACGCGGCGTTGAACGCGGTGCTGCCGCACCCCGTCGAGCAGGATGACATCGCGGCCATCGCCAATTCGCTGCACGCCAGCCCGCTGACGAATGAGGGGTTGAAACAGGGTCCGCAGGTTTCTTGACACCGCTGGGAGACTCGTCGCCATGCCACGCAAGCCGTCGAAGAAGCAGAGCAAGCCGCGGGAGTTCATGACCACCGATGACATCATTGACGATGAAGACATTGTTCATGGCACGCCCGACATAGACGGCAACGTATTCCTCCGCCGATCCGCCGCCAAGAAACCCAAGGACGGGAAGCGTGGCAAAGGCAAAAAGCCTTCTGGCTGACATCACAGCCAGCGTGCGAAACCACCGCCCCGGTTTTCGCGCGTGGTTTGAGCTGCTCCCCGACGCGGCGCAGCAAGAGCTTGGGTCCGTGCGTGAGGCGTTCCACGCTGGCAAGATGCCCGGAGTGCAGAAGCGTGCGTTGGCACGGGCGGTCATGGAGGCCGCGAAGGACCGCGGCTGGAAAACGTCGGGCATCCAAGGAGTGCTGGCATGGCTCGACGCAAGGAACGACGCGGCGTCCTAGCCGACGTGTTGGCAAAGACCCCGCCACCCAAGCCAGACGCCGACGCAGAGCAGGTGACGCAACGCCGCGACGGTGACGTGCTGGAAGCGCGGTCCACCAGCCGACGCATCAAGACCGTCGAGGACTTGTTGCGGCACATCGAAGCCGACCTCACCCGCTACGAGGTCGCCGCCAGCGAAGCGACCAAGTGGGAGTGTGCCAGCACCGATGGCAACGGCGGCACGACGGTCACCGAGTTGCACCGCGTGTTCGTCCGGCTCAAGCCACGCGGCGGACCGACCACGCGCGAGGTGGTCGAAGCGATGATTGCCGGGGCGGCAAAAACGCTCCGCCGCCCTTTGACCAAGTCTGTCAGAGCGCGCCGACCGCCGTCCGACCTCATGCAGCTACTCGTCGTGGCCGACTGTCATTTCGGAAAATACGCGTGGCACGCCACGACGGGCGGAGATGACTACGACCTTGGAATTGCGGAGCGGCTGGTGCGTGAGGCTGGCGAGGGCTTGCTTGCCGTGGGCGACGATGCCCGCCCGGCCCGTCGGGTCGTGGCGTTCCTTGGAGACCTGTTTCACTACGACCGCCCCGACGGCAGCACGACAAGCGGCACGCCGCTGGAGCGCGACGGACGGCTCCAGAAGATGATTTCGGTCGGCTGCGACACGCTGCTAGGCATCGTCGCACGCAGTGCCGAGACGTGCGCCACGGACGTAGTGGTAGTCAACGGCAACCACGACGAGGTGCTGACGTGGACGTTTCAGCGCATCCTGCAAGAGCGGTTCCGTGGCGACAAGCGGGTGGCGGTGCGGCCCGAGTTCACCGGACGGCAGTACCTCACGCACGGAAAGAACCTGCTTGGCTTCGCTCACGGGCATCGTGCCAAGCGAAAGCTGCCGCAGATCATGGCGCTGGAGGCCGCGGCGGAATGGAGCCGCTGCCCGTACCGCGAGTGGCACACGGGGCATTTCCATTCGCAGGCGGCGGAGTGGAGCCGACCGATTGAAACGCTCGACGGTGTCATCGTTCGCACCGCTCCCGCGCTCTGCCCACCAGACGATTGGCACTCCGTGAACGGATTCATCGGGAGTAGACAGGCGTGCGAGACTTTCCTCTACAGCCCAACGGGAGGGCTAGTCGCGATGCACGTAAAGGGAGCAGCAACATGAACACGCTTGATGAATCCAACGCCGCACTGCGGCAGGCTGTCGGTGACCGGCTGGCGGGGACACCGGCCAACGACCCAAAGATGATCGGGTACGAGGCGGGCGGATGCTGCGACGGCGGTCGGTGTCATGCGCCGCCGCGGTCGGTGACGCTCCGACCCGGCTCGCTGGCGTTCATGAAGGTGCTGGACGAGATCAGTGCCATCCACGTCGCCAAGTCGCAGGACTACGGTGCCGATGATGACGCGCTTGCCAACATTCGCAGCGGTGCCGACCTCATCGGCGTCGAGCCGTGGCGTGCGTGCCTCATCCGCATGGCCGACAAGATGACGCGGCTGCGTTCATTTTGCCACCGCGGACGTGTCGAATTCGACGGCGTCGAGGACACGTTGCTCGACATGGCTGCGTATTGTGCGATTGCCTTGGTTCTCTACCGCGAGCAGAACAATGGACGAACGCTACCCGGCGCTGACCAGCGATGACCTTGCACGGATGGAACACCGTGCGCGTCGCTTCAGCGGTGCGTACACCGGCACCAGCGGAACGCTGGCGGCGGACGTGATTCGTCTGCTGAAAGAACGCGCGAGGCTGCTGCGGTTGTTGGCCGACAAGCCTCGCGAACCGTACTGGAACGAGCCTCACGACTAGGCCACGGGCGCGGCGCGCGGAGTTTCCCTCCCTTCTCCGCGCGCCCCCGTGTGCCTAAGCTCGCTTTGGAAACAGGTGCGGGAGCATCTGCCAGATTTTTGGCTTGTTCGCGGTGGTGATGCGCGGGTCGAGATAGCTTTTCCGCGTGACGCGGTCGGACGAGTGTCCGAGATACGTGGTGGCATCACCGCCAGCCGCGGCTAGATGCGACGCGGTGCTTTTGCGCAGGACGTGAAACTGAACATCGCGTGCGTCGCCCAGCCCGGCACGACGCGTGATGACCTTCCACCGCTTGCGGAGTGCGGTGTCGGACGAGGGGAACCAAAGCAGGTGCGGTCCTTCGTGCTTCGACGCCGCGTCGAGCAGGTCGGCCACGTCATCGGGCAACTCGTAGATGCGTTCCTGCCGCCCACCCTTGCGTGAGACGGCTGGGACCGTGAGCCACGGTCGCCGCCAGCACTCGCGTGGAATCGTCAGCATCGCTGTGATGCGTTCGCCGGTGTAGAACCCGACGCCGATCAACGCGAGAAAGAACGACGAGGCACGCACCGGGCCAATCCAGCCTTGCGCCGCCGCGGCACTTGCCACCAACGCGTCGAGTTCCTCCGCGGTCAACGCACGCGGTGTCTTCTCTGGCAGGAGTTCCGCCTGCACGCACGGTCGCAGCCGCACCAACCCGCGGGCCTGCGCGAGATTCCACAGAGCAACGAGGCCGGACCGCTCGCGTGCCACCGAGTTCGGTGACACCTCCGCGGATCGGGCAAGCAGGAACTGCGCGACAACGAGGTCATCCAAGTCCTCAAGCGTGGCGTCGTGCCGCAGCCACCGAGAGAACCGCCGGATGGCGTGATGGAGCAGGCGGACGCTCTCCTGCGAGCGGCCACGCAAGCGAAGCGGGACGTAGACGGTGGTCAGAAACGTGACGAGCAGCATGGTGTCCTCCAAGGGTTGACCCCGGTGGCGTCCATGCAAATGGGGAGCGTAGGCAATTAGGGGGGGAAGGGGGTAGCGTTTGTGTCGCTCGTAGTGGGGGCGCGACCCCTCTCCTGTTGTCGCGGTTGTGCTGGCTGGGTTGGGTTTGTTGGCGTCCCCGCCACTTACGAAGGTTCGATGGCGAACCGCCAACCAAACCCTCGCACGGGCGAGGTGAAGCCGGGGGTCTCCCCCCCCGGCTTCATTATTGGTCCCCTTGTTCGGGAAAGCAAACATGGCAAAAACACCTAGCAAAACGGAGTGGATTTCTGTGCCAGACGCGGCGGACTTGTTGGGATGCACCGACGTGTGGGTCATCAAGCTCATCGGGCGCGGCGACCTTGACGCGTTCCGCCTGTCGGGCCGCGCGTGGGCGGTCAGCCGCGAGTCGGTCGAGAAGAACATCAAGGAACACGCGGAGCGCGACCCGTCGCACGCTGGCAGGCCGCGGTCAAAACTTGGGTAGGCAAGTTGTTTTGGCTTGAACGCGACAATAGAATGGGGGTTGAACGGATGGCAAAGGAGATTCGCGTGGGCTACTACTCGACACGGCAGGCAGCTGAAAAGCTGGGCTGCTCCGCCAAGACCATCAGCCGCGCCGCCAAGCGGTCCGGCATCGGCATCTACTACGTGGGCGGACGGCTGGCTGCGCTCGCCCCCGCCGACCTCACCGCGCTCAAGCCGCTGATCCACGAAACAAGCGGCAACCCGAATTGGATCGCCGCGGGGCGGCGTCCTAAAAAGTCTTCTTCTATATAGGCGATTTCGCGGGTGGCCGTTTGAGGTCCGCGTGAGTCCGGTTTTCCCGGCACACGCACGCAACGCGTTGCCGGTGACCGCGTTGTGGTGCCGCGGGAATCCGCGGTGGAACCGATCCCGCCGACGTTTTTTTGCCGTGGGCGGGAAGCATAACCGCCTTTTTCGACCCACCCCCAGCAAAAAGGGGGTCTATATAAGAGGGCGAAACCGCGTTTTCCGCGGGGAAACGGACCAAAAATTATTTTTGCCCAACCTATTGACGCAAAACGGACGATAGGTATAATACAGGCACAACGCGGCGGACCCCGCGGTGTGACCTACAACGGAGAACGGAACGATGAACGCTGCTGAGATCACTTTCGGTGTCGAGATTGAGACGCACATGCCCCGCGGTGCGGTTGTCCGCGGTGGACACGGCTGCGGCGCACAGGTCGAGTGGCTCCCGGCTGGCTGGCTGGCTGACGCCGACCCGTCGATCATCCCGCCGAATGACAACCGCGTCGGCTGCGAGTTTGTCTCGCCGGTGCTGAAGGGTGCCGATGGCCTGCGTCAGCTGTGCGAGGTCATCGCCGAGATCAAGCGGCGCGGCGGTCAGGTCAACGCGTCGTGCGGCCTGCACGTTCACGTCGGCTTCGACAAGGCGAACACCCCCGCCGTCCGCAAGCTGCTCAACCTTGTCGCCAACCATGAGAAGGCGCTCTACGCTGTGACCGGCACGCGCGGCCGCGAGCAGGGTGTCGGCAGCCGCTACCGCACCTGCTGGTGCAAGAGCGTGAAGCAGTACGGCAACGCTTCCAGCGCCGAGGCGCACGCTCGCCACGACCGCTACCACGTCCTCAACCTCGCCACGGGCGGCAAGCCCACCGTCGAGTTTCGCGTGTTCGGTGCGTCGCTCAATGCCGAGAAGGCCGCGGCCTACGTGCGGCTGTGCGTCGCACTGGTCGAGAAGGCGATGAACGTGAAGGCCACGCGGTTCGCCACCAGCGCGTCCGCGACTCGCAACCGCGGTCGGTTCACCGGCGGCGAGGGTCACGCGGAGCTTGTCCGCCTGCTCTACTCCATCGGCTGGCGGAAGAACGGTGCCAGCACCAAGGGTGTCTACGGCGTCATCGAAGCCGACGGCGTGCCGACGATGGACGCCGCTCGCAAGCAGCTTTCCCGCCTCGCGAAGAAGTACGACGCCGCTCCGCTGGACGGCTGATTGTTCGGATACGCAACCCCGGCGGCAACGTCGCCGCCGGGGTCACGACCACACGACACACAAAAGGGACTCAACCATGTGCGGCATTTTTGGATTCGTTGCGAAGGGCGACAACAAGCTCGACCTCCCCACCATCAAGGCTATCGCGACCATCACGATGAGCCGCGGACCACACGCGTGGGGCATGGCGTGGGTGGACGGACGCGGCAAGCTCCGCACCTACAAGCAGACCGGTGCGATTGTTGATTCGCTTGGACTGCTCGCGATGGCGAAGGACGCGCGGCTGCTCATCGGCCACTGCCGCTGGGCGACGCACGGCGACCCGGCGGACAACACGAACAACCACCCGCACGACGGCGGAGACTCATACGTTGTCCACAACGGGGTCATCCACCACTACCGGTCGCTCGTCACCAAGCACCGCCTGCGGATGCACACGGAGTGCGACAGCGAGGTGCTGGGGCTGATGCTCCAGAAGTTCCGCGGCAAGCCGCTGTCGCGTGCGGCACGCACGGCACGCGAAGCGATGGGCGTGTTCCCGTTCGCGATGATGGCGCTCTGGCCCGACCGGCTCATCGCCACGCGTGCGAACGGCCAGCCGCTCCACGTCGGCGAGACTCGCGACGCGTACTACCTCGCGTCGCTCAAGTTCCGCCTGCCGGGCTACGTGAGCGAGTTCCCCGAGGGCGAGATTCTGGAGTACGCGTGAGCGTCAGAGCAGCGTGTCATCCACCGGGTCAAACGGTTGGCCCGCTGGATTGACCGCAAACGTCAACGCGACCTTGAACGGTTCGCCAAAGACAGGCTTGGTGACAACGCAGGCGTCGCATTGAAAGACGGGACATTCAACGCCGTCCACCGTGATGGAGCCGGTGGCGTGCAGCAAGGCGGAGCAGTTCGGGCAGTGGTAGGTGTCGAGCATGGTGGAATCATACACGGGAGGACTACGGTGGGCATCAACTACAAAGACGAGTACCGCGTGAGTGAACGCGTGACGCTGGAGCCGGGAGACTTGTTTCGTGCGACGGGCGGACCCTACTACCTGACTCGCGACGAGGCTGGCAAGCGGGTCAAGATTCCGATGGCGGCGAAGGGACCGTTCCGGTTCATTCGGCTGGCGGAGTATCGCCGCCGCCGGTGGATCGAAGCGTACAGCACACGCGACGGCGGTCACGTCGTGCTGTCGTTGTCGGCACGGCGGAGCGTGATGCCGGGGCTGATTGTTGCACGGCCATACAAGATCACGGGCAAGGTTGGCAGGACACGACGCGAGAGAAAGGCGGTGCGGCTGTGAGTGAGGTGACCGTTGACACCTACGAGGCTGTGGATGCGTTCGCCGCCATGTTCGATGGCGTCGATGACTACGTGCGTCTCCTGCGGTCGATCCGAAAGGCACACAAGAACGGAGTCGCGGTAGACGCCGACAAAGCTGCCGCCATCCTCAAGGACTTGCTTGTCGAGGTGATGAACGATGCGGTGGTGCTGACGCAGGGCGATGACGCCGACCGGCTGTCGGTCTGCAATCGCGTGGCGCAGGCGGTAGTGCAAAAGGAGTTGCAGCGATGAAAGGCAAGCATTTCTTCAAGGCACAGACGGCGTGGATCAGCCATCCGGCGACGATCCACGGCGAGGTGCTGGACAACCGCATCGAACTGGAAACGTCGAGCAGCTTCACAAGCGACCCAGACGGTCCGCTCTGCCACCGGCTGCGGCGCGACGCGTCCATCACGCTCACGCCGCATGAGGCGTTGGCGTTGGCGGCGTGGCTGTCGGACGCCGCGGAACGCATCAACGCGAGGCGAGCGAGTGCCGATGCACGCAAAGCGGCGCGGCGTGCGGCGAAGGGGGGCGGGCGATGAGACTCAAGCTCGACTCGCTGATCGTCGCGTTGTCGCTCATCCGTTTCGGGCAGGAGCTTGGTGCCGGTGGACGCGTGGCACCGCTGGTGGCGGAGGCCATCGACACCGCGCTCCGCCTGCTTGGTGGCGTGCGTTGACACAGCGACAAGGATGGACGCATGGGACGCATCACACGCATACACGTCAACCAGCACGTCATCCGCCGCAACGCCAAGACGGGCGCGGCGGAGCCGGTGCTGACGGTGAAGACGAGCGGCGGCAACACCTACGCACACGTCGTTGCCATCCTTGGTCCGAGCCGCGTGGTCTACTCCGCCTGCAAGCCGCTGTCGTGCGGCGCGCGGGTGTGGATCGAAACGACGGCGGAGGTGCGGATCGACCCGCCGGGGTGACCACGCCCCCCCCATACGGGGTGGGGTGGTGTCAAAAACCCCTAGAAAACAGGCCCCAAAAATTTTTTGCCAAAGCTATTGACGCGGAATGGACGATAGGTATAATACAGGCATGACGCGGCGGACACCGCGACACACACAGGAAAAGGGAAAAACGACGATGGTTCAGAAGTTCAGCATGAGCGTGCCAAAGGATGCTTGGCTCCTGTGGAAAGGTCACGATTACAACGTGGCATTCCTGCGGGCGGACGGTGAGTTTGAAGTGGTGGAGCGGTTCCTCGCACTCAACGACGCTGACGCCAACGCCTACGCGGAGGCGAACTACAGCAACCGACTCTCCCCCAGCAACGACGAGTGGTACGTGCTGGACGGCAGCGGTCGGAACATCAACGGCGGCGAGTGACCAAAAAAATCTTTCACCCACCCTATTGACGCGGTTCGGTCGATAGACTACAATCACACAAGTCGCGGCGGACACCGCGACGGACTCAAGGAGAGCGAAATGTATACGACAATCTTTGAAGCGTGCGGGGAATACATCGCCGTGCTGTTTTGCGGGCGCGTTGTGATTCGTTGCCCGTCTCGCTACACAGACATCCGCGGCGACGAGCCGCTCAATGAGTTTGTGTCGCGCCACGGCGGTGGTAGATGCCTTGCCGACTATCTGTCGGAGTGCCTAAAAGCGTAGTGGTTTTAGCCGCCGCCGATTGTTCGGATTCCTAAAGGTGGGGCCACCCTCCCTGCCGACCAGCTGCGAATCGGGTGGCACTTCAAACATCAACAACAAGGAACGGACCAATGAACAGCACGATTGACATTCCGATGCGTGAGCGGGCGATTCTTGCGGAGGTGCTGGCGGTGCTTTATTTGGAAAGCATCCGCTTCACCATGACCGTCGAGAGCGGCAACTACGTCATCAAGGTTTTCTAGGACTGCGGCACGTTGCCGCGTGGACGATTGTTTCGATTCCCTAACGACGAGGACTACAACGATGAACGCGATTGCAGACAAGGTTCGTGCGGAGTTCGGTTTCGGCGTCGACAAGTTCCCGCTCACCGGACCGGACGGGATGCGGACGCCTCACTACGGGCTGTTCCGTTCCGACAACGGCGAGTGCGTCGGGCGGTCGAGCGTGTCGCAGCGGTACGTACCGCACACGAACGATGACGTGGTGGCACTCGTTGAAGCGGCTGGTGCCGTGTTCGGCGGCGTGGCCGACGTGCGCTGCTACTTCGACCACGGACACTACGTGGCGGTGCAGCCCACCAAGGAGTACCGGGTGTCCGTGTTCGGCACGCGGGACAACGTGTTCCCGCGGCTGATCCTCAACGCCCCCTACGGCGGCACGGGTTCCTACGACGCGATGCTGGGGTGGTACCGCGACGCGTGCAAGAACATGGCGCGGTTGCGGCAGGTCGAGTCCACGTCGGTGTCGATCCGGCACACTGCCAACCTGCGGACGCAGATGGATGAGTTGCTGTCGGCGTTCGGCCAACTGGAAGCGAACTGGTCGAACCTCACGACCGTCATCCGCGGCATGGAGGAGCGGCGTGTCCGCATGACCGACTTCCTCACGGCTATCTACGGTGAGCCGTCGGAGCGTGAGGGCCGCGGGCTGACGATCCACAAGAACCGCACGGAGGCAATCTTCCGCCGACTCCAGCGTGAGCGGCTGGCGACGGGCCGCGGCGACATCGGCAACGACTTCGTGGTCAGCGGCTGGGAGGCGTTCAACGCGGTTCAAGGATACGTGCAGCACGACGCGACGCGACGTGGCAACCCGACCGAGATGGCTCGCGTGATTCGTGCGATGCGTGACCAGCACGTCGCGCACGCCGAGAGGCTGGTGTACGAGATGGCGGTCTAGTCCGCCGCCAGACGCCGCGTAAGCGGCAGTCGCCGGGGCGGGCGGTTCCACCGTTCTCCCGCCCGCCCCGGTTCTTTTTCTTCAATCGAACGGACCAAGTCGAAAGGACGCGACGATGGAAAAGGGAACGCCGGTCTACAAGGTCTACGTGTGCATCGGCTCGACGGACCCAAGCTGGTGGGTTGACGAAGGCGTCGTGACGGGGATCGTCGCGGACGGCGTGCCGCTGGTGCAGATGGGGGCGGCTTTCTTCCCCCTCGACGGGCGGTGGCACGCGACCAAGGCGGCTGCAAAGAACGACGCGCTTGTCGCACTCATCCGCAAGGCGGGTGCGATTCAGGCCAAGATCGACACGCTTCGCGACGAGATCGCGCACGACTCACTCACGACTGAGGAGACGGCAGCGTAGCCGACTCCATGACGGTGGATGGATGGACTTCACAACAGGAAAGGGATTCCAGATGGCTCACAAGACGCGACCGATTGTTTCGATGGATGACGTGCCTGCCGGGTACGAGCAGATTTCTAAGATCGCTGCGGCGCATGGCGACCCGACACGCTCCCTGCACAGCTACCTGTCCGACGCGCACCGCACCGGCGCGCTCCCGGCGGTGAAGCTGTTCCGCACCGCTGGGGACGGACGCACCGGGCCGGTGTTCGTGGATCGGTCCGCGGCGGAGCGGCTGCTTGCCGACTACCGCGCCGCTCGCGCCGCGCAGCCGACGGTGGCGGATGACGAGCAGCCGACCGCGGAGGCCGTCGCGCCGACGCCGACGCCGGTGGTCGACGCGATGGAGTCGCTCCAGCGTGCCATTGCGGCGTTGTCAGTGGACGTGAGGAACTTGCAGGCCGCGATGGAACTGCGCACCGAAGCGGAGGCGTGGAAGGCGAATGCCTGACGCACGATGGCGGACGTGGAGTCCGTGGCGGCTGAAACGCGAGCAAGCGAAGGAGCGCAGGATGAACGTGTTGATTGTCTGTCCGATTGCTGTTGGCCCCGCGTGGGTAAAGCAGATTGGCCTTCACGCCAGCGGCACGGTGAAGCCGTGGAAGTGCCAGACCGACGCGGCATCGTGGGCGGCAGGGAGGCCCGCCGCGATGCTCGCGATGGATATGGGGACGGGCAAGAGCCTGACGGCGCTGCTTGCCATCGACGCACCGCCGCTTGACCCGTTGCTGCTGGTCGATGGATCGACCGCAGCGCGGGCCAAGCGGCTGCGTGCGGCGGCGGCACGCGGGCCGGTGTGTGCGATCATCAACGTGGATTCGGTGTGGCGAGGTGAGCTTGCCAAGGTGGTGGCCGACGTGAGGTGGGACGCGATCATCGTGGACGAGTCGCATCGCATCAAGTCGCCGACGGGCAAGGCGAGCAAGTGGCTGGCAAAGCTGGCGGAGAAGCAGCCCGATGCAAAACGGCTGTGCCTAACCGGCACGCCGATGCCGCACTCACCGCTCGACTTCTACGGGCAGTTCCGGTTTTTGGACCCGGAGATTTTCGGTCCGTCGTTCGTGTGTTACCGCTCACGCTACGCGGACTGCGACGCACGCTTCCCAGGCAAGGTCCGGCGGTGGATTCGGCAGGGCGAGCTTGCCGCAAAGACCGACCCGCATATGTGGCGCGTCAACATAGATGACGTGCTGGACTTGCCAGAGGCGATTCATGACACCGTCTCGGTGCCGCTGGACGGCAAGACGCAGCGGTACTACCGCGAGCTTGAGCGGAACATGACCGCGGAGATTGACGCGGGGACCGTGACCGCGGCCAACGCGTTGACCAAGCTCTTGCGTCTGCAACAGGCGACCGGCGGCTACGCACGCACGGACGAAGCGGGAACGGTTCTCATCGACGGGATGCCGGAAAAGGCAGCGATGCTTGAGGACCGGCTGTCCGACCTGCCGGACACGGAACAGGTGGTGGTGTTCTGCAAGTTCCGCACCGACTTGAACGAGGTCGGCGCGGTGTCGCGGCGGCTGGGCCGCACCTACGCTGAACTGTCTGGCGAGGAGAACCAGCTTGCGGAGTGGCAGGCTGGCAACGCGACGATCATCGGCGTGCAGATTCAAAGCGGCGGCGCTGGAATCGACCTGTCGAGGAGCGCGTACTGCTTCTACTACTCGCTGGGTTTCAGCTTGGGCGACTACGAACAAAGTCTGGCGCGGTTACGGCGACCGGGTCAGACGCGGTGCGTTCGGTACTACCACCTTGTGACGCAGGGTACGGTGGACGAACAGGTGTACGCGGCATTGAGGGAGCGTCGATCCGTGGTCGACGCGGTGCTGGCAAAGCTTTCGCCGAGGATTGGAGTGCAGGCATGACGGTTGACCTGACGGCATTGGCCGAGGGGCTGACACCACCCGACTCGCTCTCCGCGCTGCTGGCTCGACTTGTCGACCGGCAGGCGAAGCGCGACGCGGCGGCGGCGGCGGTCAAGCAGATGGATCGTGAGCTTGAGGAGTTGGAGAACCTTGCCGCGGAGCAACTTGCCGCGAGCGGACTCGACGGGTGTCGCGCCGCTGGCAAGACGTGGTGGGTCGACCAGACGTTGCGGCTGTCCGTTCCGAAGGACAGCCGCGATGCGGTGCTTGCCGCGGCGGAGGCGGAGGGATTGGCCGACGAGCTTGTCACGGTGAACACCGCGACGCTCAAGGCGTGGCTGACCGAGCGTGCGAAGCGTGGCGGCGGCGACCTTGCCGACTGCTCCAAGGGGACGGCGTTTGAAGGGTTGTGCAGCGAGTACGTTGAGACGCGGCTGCGTAGTCGCGTGATGGGCTGATTGTTCGGGTATCATTCCCACAGAAAGGGAGAACATGAGCAAGGAAATTTCGGTCGTGGAGCGTGTCGATGCCGGATACCTCGCACTCGCGGGTGACGGCGACTTTGCGGAAGCCATGCAGGCGAACCTGCTGGCCGGTGAGTCCATCTCCGTCGGCGACTTGATCCGCGTCAAGACGCCAGCCGGTGGTGGCAAGACGTGGCAGTACGTGAACAGCGACGGCGCGGAGGTCGAGTGCAAGGCGATCACCGGGCTGATGGTTCTCGTCGCCCCGCTGGGGCAGTTGTGGGGCAGTGAGGACATGACCAAGGGCGAGCGCCCGGTCCTCACCTCCTACGACCTCCAGACGGCGGTGCGGACGAACGACTCGCTGGGCGACATCAACGCGGACGATCTGGAGCGGTTCCGTATCGGCGACCGCACCTACGATTGGGAGGCGATGGGCAAGGAGGGTTCGCCGTTCGGCTGGGGCAGCGGCAAGGGTGGCGTCGGTCGGCGGCTCAAGGAGTCGCGGACCGTCGCGATTCTTCAGCCGGGCGAGGCGTGGCCGGTGCTGCTCTCCATCGGTGCGGGTTCGCTCGCGACGTTCTGTCCGTTCGTGCGTCGGCTCAAGGTCGCGCACTACCGGTCGGTCGTGAGCCTCACGCTTCAGAAGGTGGCGAGCAAGAGCGGCATCGACTACTCGCAGATCGTGCCGGAACTTGTCGGCACGGTCAGCCGTGAGGAGGGGCTGGTCATCAAGAAGCTCTACACCGATCCGCTCATGCGGATCGCGGCACAGTTCGACGCTGGGCATGACGCCTAAGCGTTTCGCAGGGACGCGTAGCCGGGGCGGCTGGCGGAGTCCGCCGCCCCGGCATTTCAAAACACACACGGAGGGAACGACCATGACCGGGATCGGTCCGCTTGCAGCCAGCTACGCATCTCGCGGCTGGCACATCGTCAGGCTTTGGGGGTGCGCCCAGCCGTCTGTATGCACCTGCTGGAAGGGACGCGACTGCGCGACGCCGGGGAAGCACCCGATGGGCGACCAGTGGCAGCACCGGGCGACGTGCGACGAGACAGAAATCCTTTCGTGGTACGACACCGGCAAGCCGACCAACATCGGCCTGCTGCTTGGCCCGCGCAGCGGCGTCGTTGACGTGGAACTCGACGGGCCGGAAGCGAAGGAAGCGTGGGACAACCTTGGCCTTGGCGAAATCTGGACGCCGACCTACACCGCGGGCCGCGGGCCGCACCGGCTGTTCAAGTGGGACGAGTCGCTGCCAGCCGTCGCCGTGCGGAAGGTGCTTGGCATCGAAGTGCGGATCGGCAACGGTGGCAACGCGGCGCAGTCGGTCATCCCGCCTAGCACGCACCACACCGGCAAGGTCTACGAGTGGGTGCCGGGGCTGTCGCCCGATGACGTGGAGCTTCAGCCGTTGCCAGAGCGGCTGGTGAACCTGCTGTGGAACGACGATGGCACAAGCCATCGCGTCGGCACGGGCCGCGCACCGGCGCGGTTGGTGCTGGAGAAACCGGTGCCGTCCGGCTCACGCAACGAGGAGGTGCGGCGGTTCGCGATCCGCGAGGCGTTCCGCGCCGGTCCGAATCTGGATGACGAGATTGAGCAGCAGGACTTGCTCATGAAGGTCCGCATGGTCAACGTCGTGCAGTGCAAGCCGCCGATGGATGATGACGAGGTGGTGGCGATCTTCCGGTCGGCCATCGGCTTCGTCCGCAAGACGCGCGCCGCCGGTGTGGATACGGTGGTGGCGATTGCACAGTCCGAGTCGCAGCCGCAGGCCACGGCGGACGGGACGGAGGTGGCGAGGTCCGCGCCGCCGTCATCGGCCACGCGTGTGTTCACCGAGATCGGCCTGTCGTTCTCGCCGCTGGTGCCGGGGTCCGACTCCGATCCAGAGTGGGGACCGGGTGAGTGGCGGCTGACGTGCGTCCATTCCGACCCGCTGGAGTACCGGCTGCACGTTCCGGCGTGGCGGCGGTGGACCGCCAACGGAACGGGCAACGTGTCGCTGACGGTTGACCAGTTCCGCTCCGCGGCCAAGGTCGCAGCGGCGGTGCTTGCCAACACCGGCGTCATCATGCTGGACGATGAGCCTGCCCGGTGGAAGCGGATATGGGACGGCGGCTACAAGGTCGCCGACAACACCGGGAGCCAGAACCCGACCAAGCGTGTTGTCCGCGGGGTCAAGGCGAAGCTGCTGGATATGGTCGAGCATGAGTACCCCGGTGCATCGTCGCTGCGGTACGTGCTGCTGGCCGGTTGGCTTTACGACCGGTTGAGCCAAGCCAGCCAGCCGAGCGACGATGACATTCCCGACCCGACGGGACGAGCCGCGTGGCGGCAGGACGGCACGCTGTGGTTCGCGTGGGGCAAGGTGTGGGAAGACATCGAACGGCAGCACCGCGTCGGCGAGGGCGAGCGGCTGGCGTTCAAGCGTAGGCTGCTGGCGTTGACCAACGACGAGGACTTTCAGCACGCGGAGTTCCGCCACCTTGGCGGCACGCGGAAAAGCTACGTGGTCTGGTCAAAGGCGGAGTTCACCGCGCTTGACCGGCTGGCGAACGACACGGGCTGACGAAATTCCCCCTTATATATAGGCGAATTTCGTAGTGCCTGTTTGAGCTTCGCGAGCGTTCGGTTTTCCCGGCAAGGTGCGTTTCGTTGCTGAAAACAAGGCACGGACGCTGCCGAGAAAACCCGCGATGAAACCGGTTTGGCGATTCTTTTTTGTCGCAACTACTCACGGTGGGGGGGCATAACCGCCTTTTCCGATCCACCCCCGCAGAAAAAAGGCCCATATATATCATGCAGATTGCGCGTCTTATCGGCGGAGCGGGGACCGGCAAAACAACGGAACTGCTCCGCATCATGGAGGCCGCTCTTGAGCCGCTGGGCGGCGATCCGCTGCGGCTGGGCTTTGCGTCGTTCACCCGCGCCGCACGGGCGGAGGCGGTCGCCAGAGCGTCCAGAGCGTGGGGCTGCGACGAGTCGCTCCTGTCGGTGAAGGGATGGTTCCGCACCGTCCACTCGACCGCGTACCGCTGCCTTGGTGTGCAGGCCGGGCAGCTAATCACCGACCGCAAGGATGACATTGAGTGGCTGTCGAACGCGTTAGGTGTGAAGCTGGCGACGCAGCTGGATGACGAGTCGGGGCGGCACGCTTACGTGGGCGACCCGGTGGTTGCCGCCGCGCTCAACTGCTGGAGCCTGTCGCGGTCCGCGTTGCTGCCGTTGGGCGAGGTGGTCCGCGCCGCCCGAGCCGTTGATGACAACGTGCCGGACTTCGCCAAGATTGTTTCGATATCCGACCGCTACGAGTCCGCGAAGCGGCTGGAAGACCGCGTCGACTTCACCGACCTGCTCATGCGGTTCGCTGGCATTGGGGCCAGCACGACCGAGGGCATCTACCGCAAGACACCAGAGGGCGAATTGCCCGACGTGTCGGCGTGGCTGTTTGACGAACAGCAGGATGCCAGCCCGTTGCTCGACGCCGTGTGCAAGCGGCTGGTGTCGGCACCGAGCGTGAGGTGGTGCTACCTCGTCGGCGATCCCTTCCAAGCCATCTACGGGTTCGCGGGGTCAAGTTCCGAGTGCTTCCTGTCGTGGGACGTAGCGAAGCAACGCATCATGCCGAAGTCGTATCGCTGCCCCGCGCCGATTCTTGAGCTTGGCGAGCGGTGCCTGCGGCGCATGCACAAGGGGTACTTCGACCGTGGCATCGCACCGGCAGATCACGCCGGGTCCATCTCCGAGCTTTCCGACCTAGAAGACCTCGCACACGTCGTTGACCCTCGCGAGGATTGGCTGCTCATCGCACGCACCAACTACCAAGCGAATCGCCTCTACGCTGCGATGCAGGCGAACCACAAGCCGGTGCGGTGGACATCGACGGCGGACGGGCTGACATCACGGACGCTTGGCTTGCAGGCGTTGTACGCGCTGGAAAACGGCGAGCCGATCACGGGCGTGCAGTGGTCAAAGGCGCAGGAACTTCTCCCGCAAAAGACGAAGGACCGCGAGACGATCCTCACCCGCGGTACGAAGGCCAAGTGGAAGCAGCCCGAGACGCTTGCTCAGTGGGACTTGATTTTCCCCAGCGAGCTTGAGGAGGTCGGCGCGACCGAGCCGCTGCGTGCCGCCATCGCATCCGGCGAGTGGGTCAAGTGGGTTGACCGCGGTTCGGCATGGCGGCGGCAGGCGAAGCAGTTCGGCGCGGCGCTTGCGTCGGAGCCTAGAGTGCGCGTCGGCACGATCCACAGCGTGAAGGGCGCGGAGGCCGACAACGTGGCGTTGCTCACGACGATCAGCACCCGCGTTGCCAACGGCGAGGAGGACGCCGCCCAGCACGACGAGGAGTGCCGCATTGCCTACGTGGGTGTGACGCGTGCGAGGCGGAACCTGTTCGTGGTCAACGAGGGGCGGCAGGGTGCGTTGCGGATGGAGGTGCTATGAAGCTCGACGGCCACGTCACCTGCGACCGGTGCGGCGCGTCGGCGCACGATGCCATTGACGAGTGGAGGGGAGAGGTGCTTGCCGAGTGCTGTTTCTGCGGCGCGAGTCAGTGGTGCAAGGCACCGCGGCGGATGGAGGGCGGGCCGCCGGTTGTGGCGGACCACGGCGAGTTCCGCTTCAAGTACGGGCGGTTCGCGGGCATGACGCTGGCGGAGGCCGACAAGCAGCCCAACGGGCGGAGGTATCTGGAGCATATGGTCAACCACAACGACAAACTGCGTGACCGCATCGCGGAATACTTGCGGACCGCGTAACCGCTTGGAACTTTTGGCGCGGTTGTGTATCATCCGCCGCGCGTTTGTTCGGGTACGCAACCGCCACGGAGGGCAACGGAGTGCCACGCGAGTCCACCATTGTCGCCGCCATTGTTCGGGTAGCCGAATCGCTTGGCTGGTGGTCAATGAAAATCCACGGCGGTCCGTACCAGCTGGCCGGTGTCCCCGACCTGCTGCTGCTCAAGAACGGCTCCGCCGTTTTCTTTGAGGTGAAGCAGCCGGGGAAGCAGCCGACCGCCATCCAACGGCGACGCATGAACGAGATCGAAACGAAGGGCGGCGCGCCGTGTCACGTCGTGACGAGCAAGGAGCAAGCACGCGAACTACTGGAGGCGTTCCGATGACCGCAGCACAGGCCACGCTTATCGCACTGGGAGTCCTCGCTCAAGTCGTGACGTTCACGCTTGGCGTGTTGGTTGGGTTGGCAAAACGAAAGGGAGTTCGTGATGACATCAGCAGTCAAGGTTCGCAGGGCGGCGCGGCCTACTGGCACAGCCCTCAAGTTCAGCGTCGCTGAATTGAAGGCGGCGTTCAACGCAATCAAAGACGCGGTGCCGTCCCGCCCGCTGCGACCGATTCTTGCCAACGTGCTGATCGGCTCCGACGAGACGATCAGCGCGACGGACCTTGAGCTTCGCATCACGTACCCGCTCCGCGGGGCGACCGGCCCGGCGGTGCTGCTGCCGCACGCGAGGCTGATGCAAATACTCAACTCCTGCAAGCAGGATGACGAGGTGTCGTTGCAGGTGGATGGATCGCGGTGCGTGGTCGAGTGCGGTGACGGGAAGTGGACGCTGCCGACCGAGTCGGTTGCGGACTTTCCCGACGCACACGAAGGCATTGGCAAGCCAATCTCGCGGCTCCCAGCCGACCAGTTCGTCACGATGATGGAGTCGGTGAAGTTTGCGGCGGACACGAGGTCCGGTCGCCCCGCGTTGGCCGGTGTGCATATTGAGTTCACCGCCAACAAGGACTCCGACTACGGTCAGCTTGCGTTCGTGGCGACGGACGGACGGCGGCTGTGCTGCGCGACGTGCGAGGTTGAGCAAGACCTCGACAACTCCAAGACGCTGGTGCCGAAGCGTGCGGTGGACATCATCTGCAAGCTGGCCGCATCGCGGAACGCGGTGCAGCTTGAGTCCGCGGGCAACGAGCTGCTCGCCAACATAGACGGCGTCGTGGTGCAGGCGAGGCTTGTCGAGGGAACCTTCCCCGATTGGCGGAAGGTCACGCCGGAACGCGACGTGGAACTGTCGGTGGCAGAAGTGTCCGCTCTGCTCCACGCCGCACGCATGGCGGCAATTTGTGCCAGCGAAAGCAGCAAAGGCACGCGGGTTGTGGTCGGCGACAACGGCATGACGATGACCTCCAGTTCATCGGAGTACGGGCAGTCATCCGCGAGGTGCGAGCTTCGCGAGGTCGGCAACAGGTGCGGCGTCGAGGTGGACCCGGCGTTTGCCATTGAGTGGCTTGAGTCGCTCGACCTCGCCGCCGCGGTGGACATCGACGTGGAGAGCAGCAGCACGGCGGTCGTGCTGCGGTGCGAGGATTCCTACACCGTCATCATGCCGCTCGCGAGGGACTGATGGGAAGCCGCGTGACCTACGACGTTCGGCTGCTGCGTGAGCTATGGGCGAAGAACGAGGAGACTCGCATCATCGCCCAGCGGCTTGGCGTATCGTCCTCGACGGTCCAGAAGGAGGCCCAACGCTTGGGGCTGTGCAAACGGCCCCGGCGTCGGGTCGCTTATCGGTTTGACGGGGAACCGACCGCCGAGCAGGTCGCGGAGTACGAGCAGCGTCGCGCCGAGGTGTGGGCCAAGCATCTTTCCGACAAGCGCAGCGGCACGCTGTCGCGGGGAACAAATGTTTGACGCAATAGATGGCGTGCCGACGCTGACGTTTTTTGGCGGAGTCCTTGCCCTGACGTTTTTGGCCTTTGCGATGAGATGGAAAGAATGAACCGCTTTGCCGATGCCATGCGTTACGGACCCTCTGCCAAAACAAAAATGGGCAGAGGTTTTGCTCACGGCGGCAGGCTGTACGAGTTGGCCTGCGTCGATTGCTTGACGCGTTGCGTACCTTCCACGCATCGGACGCGGGTGCGTCCTGTTCTTCAAGGAAGGAGCGTTTCGCATGAAGGGATTCATTGCCGCCGTCCTGCTGGCGTTTGCCGTGTGCGGCGTCGCCGGTGCCGAGACGGTCATCGTGACCACGACCGTGACCACCGCGCAGCAAGATGCGGAGTCGATGGCACGCACCGGCGTGCTGCGGCATTGCGGTAGGGCCGGGGGTCGCCGCGAGGGAATCGGGTTCAGCACCGCCGGTCCCGACGCGGCGGAGCGTGCCTGCTGCTTCTACACCGACGCGATGCGCGGCAGGTACCGCATCGTGGAGCGTGGAGTCGCCTACTCCACGGTCCGCCGCGGCTGGTTCGCGTGCATCCGGTACGAGTGAGTTCAACGTGGAACGCGCGCCGGGCGGTGGGTTCAACGCCGCCCGGCGTGCTGCCACACAACAAGGGGGAGACAAGCGTGGATGAGTTGACCTTGCAGCTTCAAGAGCTTTGCCGTCTGCGCGTGCGTGGCTGGACCGTGGTGGCAAGTGCCATCGACGAACTCAAGAGGCTTCGCGTGCGCGTCATGGAACTTGAGGGTGCCGAGCAGCGACGTGAACACGGCAGGCCCAAGAAGGGCTGACCGGATCGGGGGCATGGATGCCCGGCGGACGGGACGTTCCAGAGCAGAGATTCCGCGAGCTATGGGCCGCGGGTGTGTCGCTTCGTGCCATCGCCGACGAGCTTGGCATCACGCAGGACAACGTCTCCGCGATTCGCAGGCGGCTTGGGTTGCCGCCGCGGTACGGCTCGTTCGCTGCCGCCACGCGTGCGAAGGTCGAGCCGATCATCGACCCCACCCCGGAAGAAATTGCGGAGCGTTCCGCAGCCGTGCGCGCCAAGTGGGATGAGCGCACGCGTGAGTTGCGGCGTGTCGCCAAGACCCCGAAGGAATACCAGTTCCCGGTCTATAGCGAGAAGGATATTTGTTTCGATGACGAAGCGACGCAAGAGTGAATTGCTGGACACGTCCAGCAAGGTTGTGCTGACGATTGACGAACGCACTGTGGAAATCTACCTGCTCGCGCCGGACGGCACGCAGCTTGACGTGGAGAAGTTCAAGCTTGCGGCGGACGCGGATGACATCGACCACGCCAAAGCGACGCGGGACGTGTTCGACCTGCTGTATCAGGTGGCGTTGAAGAACGACGCGGGCTGATACACGGGCGGCGGTGCCGTCAGTACGATGGAGCATGGAGGCAAGGATGCCGATTTCCGACGCGCCAGTCGCCGCGACCGCTCACTTGGACACGCTGGCGGACAAGCTGGCGGCGTTCTCCGTGACCGCACGCATGAAGGCGACGGACGGGCTGACGCTTGTCGAGCTTGGCGAGCTTTTGTTTGCGTTCTTGCGGCTCGCGATTGAGCAGGTCGACGGCCTGACAACGCTGACCGGGGAGCAGAAACGCGCCGCGGTCATGGCGGGTGTTGCCGTGTTGTTCGACACGCTTGCGCCGCTTGCCATCCCCGCCGTGTTCTGGCCGTTCTGGCTGGTGCAACGCGGCATCATTCGCATGGCGTTCCTTGCCATCACCGCTGGTGCTTTGGAAGTCATCCTCCCGCTGACAAGGACCGCCCCATGATTTCGCTGTTGCTGTGTGCCGCCGCCGCCGCCGTCTTCCTGTTCCCGATGGCAAAGGTCACCGGCAAGCCAGCCGCGTTCGGCCCGCCCTCTAAGCCGAAGGGACCGAGCTATCAAGAGGCAATCGCCAACCTTGCGCTGGTCCGCCTGCGTCTGAACCTGACCGACACGCTGACCGACCCCGAGAGGAAAGCCATCGACGCGCTGACGCTGGCGCTCGTCGCCGGTTCAGACAAGGAGTGACCATGACCCCTCGCCACGTTGCCGCGATTGTTCTGCTAGTGCTTGCAGCCGCTTCGCTGTTGGTGGGCGGATTGGAGCAGCACGCCCCGCATGACCCGACCGCGTTGAGTCTTCGCGGGAAGTTCATCGGTCCGCACGCCGGTCACGACGCCGCCGCGGTGGCGTGCCTGTGTGCCGAGGTGGCCGACTGCATCGCGTGGGACGGCGAGCAGCCCGAGCCGATGCTCAAGACCGGCACGCAGTTCGCCGACCTGCGTCGGCGGGCGCGGGAGTTACGGATGCAAAACGACTCCATCGGCAACCGTCAGCCGCACGTCCGCGAGGCAATCAAGGACTACCTTGACGAGCAGGTCGGTGTAGACGGTGGTCCCGTGGACGCCGCGTCGCGCGGTCGCTGGGTGGCAGCGTTCCGCGAGATCGGGAGGGCCGCGGCCAATGCCATCAAGTGACCACCATTACGACCCGCTGTCGTGGCGGGCGATCATCGGCGGCGTTCTCGTTGCGTGTGCCGCGTGGCTTGCCACGCGTGCGCTGTGGTACACCGAGCGTGCCGTCATCGGCAGCAACGAAAACTACGGCTACACGCCAAACCCGGAAGGCACGCAGCGGTTCCTGCGTGAGCTAGACAAGCCGACGTTCCGCCAAGCCGGTGCGGACGCGCTTGCCGGTGCGAAGGGGCAAGACACGTTCCTGTACCGCTACGCGGACAAAGCACACCGCGCGGTCTACGGCACGCCGTTCGGTCCGTGGAACCAAGGCCCGCACGGTTCCTGCGTCAGCTTTGGCTGGGGCATGGGATCGTACATCGGGCAGTCGGTGGATTGGGCCACCGGCAGGATGCCGAATCCACCCAAGCTTGTCTGCACCGAAGCCATCTACGGCGGAAGCCGCACCGCTGCGCGGCTCCCGCCTGTCACGTTCGCGGGGTTCAGCGACGGCAGCTACGGAGGCGCGGCCGCACGATGGGTTGCCGGGTTGAAGAACGGCACCGGCGGCATCTTGTATCGCGAGAAGTATGGCGACGTTGACCTGAGCGTCTACTCCATCCCGCTTTCCAAGCAGTGGGGTGCGTATGGCGTACCGCTTTCGCTTGCAAAGCTTGCCAACGAACACACCGCGAAGGCGGTGGCACAGGTCACCGATTGGGAGTCGCTGTGTGCAAGCATTGAGTCGGGCTATTGCGTGCCGATCTGTTCCAACGTCGGCTTCGCCGCGACGAGTGTGCGAGACGCGGATGGCTTCCTCCCGCGCGGCGGATCGTGGAGTCACTGCATGGTCGTGTGCGGAATCCGCTACGCAAAGAACGACGGCAAGCGAGACGGCGCTTTGGTTTTGAATAGCTGGGGTGGGACGTGGGTCAGCGGAAGCAGGTGGCCCGCCGATCAGCCCGACGGAAGTTTCTGGATGAGCAAGGCAGACGCACAGGCGATCCTTGCACAAGACGATAGCTTTGCAATCGGCGGCGTTGACTTCGCGTACCGCAACCTTGACCACGGCAACTGGCTGGAGGTGTCGAAGTGAGCATCATCGTGTGGCTTGTGTTTGGTGCCGCCGCGGGCGGCGTCGCCAAGTGGGCCTATCCAGGCAGGAGTCCGCAGGGATGGTTGCCCACCATCGGGCTTGGCATCGTCGGCTCAATCGTCGGCGGCTTGCCGTTTGGGAACCACGCGGCTGGCTTCGTGTTCTCCGTGTTGGGAGCCGTCGCCGTGTTGTTCATCTACCGCTGGTACGAGGACTCCAATGCCCAAGCCTGACCACAGACTCACCGTCGCCGGTTGCATCGTGTGCCTCGCTCTTGGATGGTGGCTTGCGTCATCGCCCGACTCGCCGGTGCGACCGGACACACGACCGCACCGCCCGGTCCTCAAGCTGCTTGCACGCATCGCAAGGATGGGGCTGTGGGTCATGCTCGCTGGTGAGCAGCCGCCGCAGCCGGTGGTAGCACAGCACGACCCGCACTCGCTCAATCATGCCGAAGGGTGGTGACTATGTGGCAGTGGATTCTCGCGTCGTTGGCATCGTTGTCGGCGGGACCGGATGCGGTTGCCGCCGAGGCTCCAAAGGCGGCAGCAGCCGTGACGGTGGCGTATGGCTCGCTCTCAACTGAAGGCGCTCGACACGATCATAGACAGAGTGTGGGCGGCGTTGCGCCCGGCGTTGTTCCGTCGCGCGATGATCGGGAGTGTCGGGATTGCAGAGTTGACAATGCTCGCGGTTCGGCACTGCCCGTCGGCGGCGTTGCAAGCGGCGCACGGAAATGAAGGACAGATGCAGCTTGTGCTTCAGCAGTGGGAGCAGTTGGTTCACGCCGGGTTCGCCTTCAACGCCACGCGTCGCAACGCGGAGATGAGCCACAGCTACGGTGCGGTGCGTTGGGTGGTCGTGGTGCCGTGGGCGGTGCAGCTTGTCGTGCTGTTCGTTTGCGAGCTAGTGGTGCAGGGTGAAGTAGACATTGACAAGCTGCACAAGGAGTGCGGCTGGAACAGCTAGGACATAATCATGAGTACCTACTCGCAGCTTCCCGGTGCGTTGGACATCAAGCTCATCACCGGCGACGAAATCAACGTAGCCATCAGCCTTTCACGCGACGTGACCGGGTACCAATTTCAGTCGGTCGTGTACGTGTCGCAGGTGCTTGGCGGTGGTGGTGCCGGGATCATCAGCACGGTCGGTGCGACCGCGGCCACGCCGTCCATCTACGTTGCCAACGCGTCGACCGGTGCGCTTGTATGGTCGCTCACCGAAACGCAGACGCAGTCGCTCAACCCCGCGTACACGTACCGATGGTATCTGCGGTGGATCACGCCCGGCAGTGAGATGACGCGGACGATCCTCGCTGGGCTGGTCGTAGCAAAGGCACCCGGCACATGAATGACATCGTCGTATCGGTCACCGACGCGAGCGGCATCACCACGACCGTGACGAACGGCTCGACGGTGAGCGTTGCCGTTGCTGGTAACGGCGACACCGTCACCGTGACGATTGCGCAGACGGGCGAGAAGGGCAACAAGGGAGACACCGGCCCGGTTGGCCCGCCTAACTCGCTGTCCATCGGCACCGTCACGAAGGGCGACACGGCGTCCGCCACTATCACCGGCGCGGCACCAACGCAGACGCTCTCGCTGGTGTTGCCCAAGGGCGACACCGGTGCCGCCGCGCTGTGGAATTTCCGCGGAGCCTACAGCGGAGGCGAGGAATATGCCGTTGGAGACGTTGCCACGTTCAACGACGAGACGTGGTATCGAATCAACGCCAACGGTGGCAACGTCGGAGACACTCCATCGGAGGGAACCTTCTGGACGCGGCTCGCGGCGAAGGGCGGCGTCGGAAGCACGGGCGCGACCGGACCGCAGGGGTTGACCGGTCCGGCGGGAGCCACGGGCAGCACCGGACCGCAGGGCGATCAGGGCGCGACCGGACCGCAGGGACCGCAGGGGTTGACCGGTCCGGCGGGAGCCACGGGCAGCACCGGACCGCAGGGCGATCGGGGCGCGACCGGACCGCAGGGACCGCAGGGGTTGACCGGTCCGGCGGGAGCCACGGGCAGCACCGGACCGCAGGGGATCGCCGGTTCGTTTGGCGACCCGCAAACGATCAGCACAAAGACCGCCAACTACACGCTGCAACTGTCCGACGTTGGCACGCTACTCACGCTCAACATGGCAACCGGCACGCTTCTTCTCACGGTCCCAAGCTCGTCTAGCGTGGCGTGGGTGGCTGGTTCGCACATCGACCTCGCGCGCATCGGCAGCGCCGACGTGCAGGTGCAGGGCGACGGCGCGAGCGTGCTTGGCACGCCCGGCACGTCTCTACGTGCGGTCGGGTCTGGCGCGACGCTCGTCTACCTTGGCAGCAACTCATGGCTGCTTGTTGGAGACCTCGCGTGAAAGGTCATCTTGGCTTCCCGTGTCGTCCGTGCCTTGTGCCGGGGCCGCCGACGAATCTGCGGCAGGTCGGCATTGGCAACGCCGTGTACTTCCTGTCTGGCACGCTCGCGTGGGACGCCCCCGAATCCGTTGGCGGTGGCCCGATCACTGGCTACCGTGTCGAGATCGCTGTCAACTCATCAAACACGTCATGGCAGGTTGTCTCAAATAACGAAGCTTGGCTAAGGCAGGCGACTCTGAGTTGGTGCGACGGCGGCGTTTTCCGCGTTTTCGCAATCAACAAGTGCGGCGCTGGGCAGCCCGCTGAATTTTTTAACTGGACGTTTGCGAGCGGCTCAAACGTCAGACTCATCACTGCGTCCACAACGCTGACGCCGCCGTGCTGGGCGACGAGCGTGAAGGTGTGGTGCGTTGGAAACGGTGGGACATTTTCGGAGGGAGGCGCAGGCGGCGGTCTGGCGTGGAAGACATGGAACCGCACGCCGTTTCAATCGTGGCAGACGCTGACCGCCTATATCCAAAACGCACCCATACCAGGCGGACTTTCTCCGCGTGCCAGCGTCACATATGGCACTGAATCGGTAGTGGCGTTTGGGGCAAGCACCGTCAACGCGGGCTACGGCAGCGGCGGGGACGGGTGGGTCGGAGGCAACTCCGGCAGCACTGGCTACGGAGCCTACTTCGGTCAGGCGGGCGGATCGATCACCTATCCGTTCACTGGAGCCGTCCAATACAGCGGCAACTACACGTTCGGCGGCGGCATTGGCGGCACAATCGGGAACAACCCAGACGGCACCCCCCAAGCCCCCCGTCCTGTGTCGCCATGCCGCAGGCACCCGGCGACGAGTCGCAGCGGGCTTTTCGACGCTGTTGCTTTGCTCGGCATGAAAGTCACAGAGGACTGCGATGCCGAGCCAGCGTTCGGCAGCGGCGGCGTAGCCATCCCCTACTCCACTTACGGCTCGTCGGCAATCTATTTCGCGCCCGGCTACGGCGGCGGCGGGTTTGATTCGTCATGCCCCGGCGGGCCGGGGTGCAT